ATGAAGTTAAACCTAAAGAAACTGCTGCTGCTCAGTGCGCTGCTACCTACCGCCGCGTGGTCACAGAACGTAGACCGCAGCAAATATCCGGATTACTCGGATAAGGTGAACCCAGACCCCTCGCTGATGCAATCCCGCAAGATGAGGGGGAAGGCCGCCAGCGTTACGGGGCTGCCCGACTATGTAAATAACGCTGAAACACGCTACTTTCCGCCCGTGCTCAACCAGGACGGTGGCTCTTGTGGCTCGGCCTCACGCATCTGCTACATGTTTTCGCATGAGCTGAACTCTTTCCGCAATCTTGATGGCAAAGATGCCCACAACTATTATCCGTCACACTTTGTGTGGCTGCTAACTTATGGCAACTCGGGCAAGGACCAGTTTGTGCAGTATGTGGGCGTGCCCTCGGCTGCAACTTACGGCGGACAGACCACCTCGAAATTGTTTGGCTATCAAGAAGCGTCGCAGAACGACTTTGGCTGGATGACGGGTTACGACAAGTGGTACGAAGCCATGTTCAACCGCATGCTCAAACCGGCACACTTCAGCGAGAACCTTGGCACAGAAGCCGGACGCGAAGCGCTGAAACGCTGGCTTTACAACCACAATGGCGACTCCGACTTCAGTTCGGGCGGTATTGCGGGCATTGGCTGTGCCTCGTCGGGCATACAAATGAAAGCTATCGAAACCACCCCGGCCAACACCGCTGCTGGTGTGGTGGGCAAACACTATCTCACCGCCTGGGGCACTACCGTAGACCATGCCATGACTATTGTGGGCTACGACGACAGAATAGAGTTCGACCTTAACGGCAACGGCAAGTATGGCGAACAGGAGTCGGACGAGCGCGGTGCGTGGATAATGGTAAACTCGTGGGGCGACGATTGGGCTGATGGCGGCTTTATATATTGCCCCTACGCCTATGCTGGTGCTACCTTCAACGCCGATGGCAAATTTACTGGCAACTGGTGGACGCCCGAGGTGTACAAGGTGCGCAAAAACTACCGCCCGCTGCGTACGATCAAGGTGGAGATGGACTATAGCCGGCGCTCAGAACTGTGCCTGTCGGGCGGTGTGGCCAAGGACTTGAATGCCACGCAGCCCGAATACTCTGTGCCTTTCCACCACTTTCAGTATGCTGGCGATGGCAACAATGGTAATACCAACCCCGCTCCCGAAATACCGATGCTGGGACGCTGGATTGACAACACACTGCACACAGAGCCGATGGAGTTTGGCTACGACCTGACAGACCTCAGCGACAACCTCGACCCCAACGAACCTCTGAAGTACTTCTTTATTATAGACACCAAGAGCTGGGCCAAGGGCACAGGACATGTGTACAAAGCCTCAATACTCGATTATGCACAAGACAGCAAGGGGTTGGAAATTCCCTTTGACACGGGTGACAATGGTGTGACCATTGAAAATCAGGGCAACCGCACCGTGCTGACCGTCGTAGTGCCCGGACGCGGCTACAGAGCACCGCTTAATGTGGCAGTGAACGGAAACACGCTGACGTGGAGCAAGCCCGCTGCCTCGAAAAATGTGCTGACGGCTTTCCGCGTGTACAAGGGTACTGACGAACTGTTGGCCACACTCGATGCCGGCACCACACAATATGTGCTGCCCGAAGATGCTACGGGCTCGTATGCCGTGCAGGCTGTATATGGCAGCAAGCAGTCGGTGAGCGTAAGTGCCACCGTGCCGGCCAAGTCGACAAGCAACAAGTGCCTGAGGGCAGAGCACACAGGCTTTACCATTCCTGGTGTGTTCGGCTCGAAATATGACAAGGCTACGATAGAGTATTGGATACGTCCGATGTCGCTGTCGAACTGGAACCAAAGTGCTGGTCCGGGCTGGGGGCAGTTTATGTTCCACGCCAATGCTAATGGCAACTTTACCGCCGGTTGGGGGCTTGGATCGGACCGCATGGAACTGTCGAGCGTGCTGAAGAAAGACCAATGGACTCACATTGCAATGGTGGTAGATGGTAACACGCTGACCACCTACGTAAATGGTGTGAAGAAGGGCAGCATAACGTCGGCCAATTACAGCGGCATAGGCGGTTTTGGCGACTTGGCGTTTAGTGGCAGCGGCGCTAACAGCGACCAGCACGCCTTCTACGACGAAATACGTATATGGAACAAGGCACGCACGGCGGCCGAAATCAGTGCCGACAACAAGCTGATGTATACCGATGGCATACTGCCCGAAAACTTGATAGCCTACTACCCGGGCGACACGTTTGAAGTGGGCGGCGAAACTTTGCTGCGCGACCATACAGCCGGACAGCGTCATGCCTCATTTGCCAACAGCAATTTCAGCGTTAACGGTGGTTGGGCACAGTCGCTGGGCTACACCACGAAGACGGAAGTGAGCATTGTGCAACCCGACACAAAGGTGATGGTAGGGCAGCCCGTAACACTGCGTGCCAAAGGCTCAACCAACATTGTGAAGATGGAGTGGACCGCTACCGGCACCGACGGCGGCACAACTGTGGCCCCGACTCTGACCACCACCTTTAAGCAGGCGGGCAAGCAAGAGGTTAAGGTGGTGGCCACCGATGTAAAAGGTAAGACGCAGGAGAATACCCTTAGCATCGATGTGGCCGAGGCACCCAAGGCCGACGCTTCATTTAAGATGACGAAGCAGCAGGTGACTGCAGGCGAGCGTGTGACATTTATGCCTGTACAGGTGTATGACGGCACTACTTACAAATGGACCCTGGCCGGGGCTTCGACCCGCACATCAGACCAACCGTATGTAACGGTGTCGTACGATGCTACTGGTACCTATGATGTGACGCTCGAGGTGACTGATGCCAACGGACAAAAGGCTACCTCTACACAGCAAATAGGTGTGAAGGGTGTGGCGCCCAAGGTGTCGTTTGACGTGAATCCTGCCATTGTGATGAAGGGCGACGATGTGACGCTGACTAACCACTCGCTCTACAACCCGCAACATGGCCAGTGGACGCTGGTGAGCGCACAAACGGCTATGCAATGCGAAGGACTCGACGTGGGTTTCCGTCCTGAAGTGCCAGGTATCTACGATGTCACTTTCAAGGCTACTAACGATGTGGGCAGCAGCGAGGTTACCATGAACCGCGCATTGGTAGTATGCAACGCCGACAGCAAGACCGGCCTGAGCTTTATGCCAGAGGGCAGCGCCAAGGTGGAACTGTCGAAAGTGCCTTTAACCAAAGGTCAGGGCTACTTCACTATTGACTGGTGGATGCGTCCTAACTCGCTGCGTGCTGCTTGCAATGGCATTGGCGAGAGCAAGTCAACTTTCGAACTCATGACCACCGCCACGGGCAAGATGTGCCTCTACATCGGTGGCAAATGTGCACAGTCAAGCGATGGCTTTGTCATTGCCAACGAGTGGCATCACTATGCAGTGACTTACAGCTCTCCGGGCATTGTATGCTTCTTCCGCGATGGCGAAAAGCAAGACTATGGTTCGGTGATACAACAAGTACCCGAACTCTCAACCTTTAGTCTGGGCACCGACGATGCGCCTATGATGGGCACTGTCGACGAGTTCAGAGTGTGGAACTTTGCCTTTAACGAGAATAAGCCCGAAAAACTGCAAGGCTACATTTCAAGCCCCCTCGATGAGGCTGGTGTGGCTGCTGCACAGAATGAGGGCTTGCAGGTTTACTACAAGTTTGACCAAAGCAGCGGCAACGTGGCAGACGCTACCTCAAATGCCAATACGGGCGTAAGAAAGGGCTTTGGTCCCGATGGCGATGCTTGGACAAGCTCAAAGGGCGTGTTTGCGCTCTGCTTTGACAATAAGGCTGAGGACGTAACAGAAAAGTACCTTGCCAATTACAAAGCACCATTTGCTAATACCGGCGAAGTGTTCAACGATGTGTACGGCTTCTTGTATGGTTCACGCTTTATGACACTGAGCGACTGGAAACTCGATAATGTGGCTTACGACGAATATGGCAAGGATACGAAATCGAACACCGGTGCTGCGGCCGACAACATGATAGCCAACTACCTTGTAATAAGCACCGGACAAGATGGTTTTGTCAAAGTACTGACAGACCACAAGGTGTATCAGACTGTAGAACTGCCTAAGGGCGCATACGTGTTCAGTGCAAACTATCCCGGCGACAAGGCTGTACAGCCTGATGGTTGCTATGTGGTAGCTGCCGAAGGCGACTCGCTGCCTGGCACCAACTATCTGGCAGAAGCGTTGGCTTCGCGTGCCTTGGGCGAGAAGAGTGCCTCGCTGCAGAATAGCGTGTTCTTTGTACTGATAGAACCCGCCAAGGTGAGTCTCGGCTTATTGGCCAGCATGACAGGCAAGCAGGCATTGTACATCAAATCGTTTGCCCTCAAGTGCTACGATATTACCCCCATGAATGGTGTCATCAACGGTTGCAACGGCATCAAGCTTGATGGCGTAGTGCCCGAAACGCCTGCCGACATCAACGCCGCTGGTAATGTTTACGACCTTTCAGGCCGCCGCGTAATGGTGCCCGGCAAGGGCATATACATCATTGGTGGCAAAAAGGTGGTGCGCTAAATCTCTCCAGCTATCCCCCAAAGGGTACTGCGGATAGATACGAGGGCAAAAAGCAGTGCGCTAAATAGCCCCAGCTATCCTCATGCGACAGCATGACAACCCGCTTACGACAGCGTTACGAACGCTTATCACGTAAGTCTTGGTATGCTCGCTGATGTTAAAACGTACGCTTACACCAGCGTTTCGTACGCTTATTACCAGCGTTACGTACCCAAAAATGCAAGAAAAAGGCCGACAAACTAACATTGTCGGCCTTTTTCCTTGTAGATTTCAGCAATAACTTGTATATTTGCACTCGCAAAGAGCAGCAAAGGCTGTTCATATTTGCACGGACTTGTAGCTCAGTTGGTTAGAGCAACAGACTCATAATCTGGAGGTCCTAGGTTCAAGCCCTAGCTGGTCCACATAGTATGCTGATTATCAGCGTTTTACGAAATATGCGTGCTAAAATGCGTGCGAAATAAGCGGTTATGGCTACTTGTTGAACAAGTCCATAGCCGTTTTTTTGGCTTTATCCGCAATGTCGATGTAAGGTTTCATACTTTTATAATCTGAGTGTCCAGTCCACTTCATGACAACATTTGGAGCTATTCCAAGCATCAGCGCATTGCAGATAAATGTACGCCTTCCGCTGTGCGTTCCGACCATTTGCCATTTTTCTTTCGTTTCTTCTATTTTCTTTCCACCTATATAATATATATCCGTTAGCTTCTCGTTGATGCCGCATTGACGGCACACCTCCTTGATATATACGTTCATTTTTTGGTTGGAGATGACAGGGAGAGCCTTGTCTGTATCGTTGTCTGCATAACGCTGCAAGATTGTGCGAGAGTAGTTGTTAAGCTCTATTGTAATCTTGTCATTAGTCTTTTGCGTGGTTATGTGTATCGCATCATCGTATATGTCTGTTTTTTTAAGCGCAGCGGCATCGGAATAGCGCAATGACGTGAAGCAGCAGAAACAGAATATATCGCGTGTGCGTGACAGGTAAGGGTACTCAAATGTGTGGTTATACACTTTCATAAGTTCTTCCCATGTCAAGAACACCACATTGCGGTTGGCACGTTTTAGATGCGTTTTCTGTGCAGTAAAGGAGATGTCTGTCAACAGGCCCTTAGCCACAAGCCAACGGAAAAACCATTTGGACATAGATAGTTTCTTCTTGGTTGTTTCGTTCTGGTGGCCGAGGTCCGACTGGAATACAGCGAACTTGTCAAGCGTATCGGGCTTTATTTTGTCTATGCTCATATCGTCATCGAACATCTTCCATTCTTGCAATAGTTTATTGTGCTTGTATATTACGCTCTTGCCCCAATGGCACAATTTGCCCTGTTCGTTGATATAGTCCTCGTATAGGTCGAAGAAGTTTTTATCTGATGCAGTTGCTTTCTCACGATTAAACTCCTTGTCAAGCGCAGCCTTGAAATCCTCTATTGCAGGCGACTCCTTGAATGAGTTGGCAACGGATTGTATTGTCTCCTCATACCTCTGTATCTCCGCATTTATCTTAATTGCAGGAGTAAAGCTCTTTCCGTGAGTTGTGTTGCGCTTGCACCGCTGCATGGCCATATCCCATTTGCTCTTGTCAACATGGAAACCGAGCGAATAGGAAAACTTGCGCTTATTATATGTTATGAACACGCGGAGAGAGCCGCGCGCGTCAACTGCAAAGGTGTATACGTATTTCATTTGTTCTCCTCTTTGTCATTTTTCAATATTGCATTCTGTTCAAGCATTCTGAAATCTTCCTCCGTGTTAGTATCCTTCAATACTTTAAGCTGCTCTTTTGCCATCTTGTGTAAGATTTGCATTCTCGTTTCTCGTTGCAGTTCCTGCTTTAATAATTCGGAGTTCATACTTTCAATATTTGATAACACAACCAGCTGATTTATTGTGGCTGTATCACGTAGATTAAGCCCTTTCTTTGCCAATTCTGGATTTGCGGTGCGCCAATCTTCTGCTGTACACCCAAACAATATAATATTGAGCATATCGGCCTCGGACGCATATATCAAACGTTCTTTGTATTTTGAGATGTTGTACTTCGGTATAAGCGACTTGATTGCATTTGTATGAATAGAATAGTTCGTTTTTGCAAGCAATCGTTTAACGTTCCATTTTTCAAGCAACGGATTGCTTTCTTTCTCTCGAAGTCTCTGGTATTCTTGTACAATATATAATTGGAAAATAGGACTTATCCACATTCCAAAATTAAACGCAATGTCCTTATGTGCGTATGTACCTCCGTATCTTCCAGCTTTAGCAAAAATGCCAATAGCGTTAGTCCTATTGCACAATTCTTTTACACTTATTTTGAAATTGTTTAATCCAGCCTTTGATTTAATTATGGCGAATTCGCCATAATTAAAATTGGGGTTGTGTAGTTGCTCCCATGCTCCTATATATTCAAGTGTGTTTCTATTGCGAAGCCAATCAGTAACAAAGAAATCTCCTTCTTTTGACCTTATCATATCTGTAATACAAATGTAGTCATTATCACGTTCCTGTAACATCACAGAGATTTCATTCCCTTGTACTACTATTTTTCTTGTTTTAGTCATAATCGTTTTTTTTGTTTATGTAATTTACAATGTACCTTTCGCATCAACCGCAAAGGTGTATACGTATTTCATGACATTATTATTTTTGCTCGTGTTCTTGTAGCCCTACTGAAATTGGTAGGGCTACAAGTGAAGAATCTATTGCAATTCTCAATCACCAAACTTCATCGAATAGACCACTCTGTACAGCCTTATGACTTTAGATTTCGGCACATTTTGATTCTCGAATACGCTGTCCTCGTTAATCCTCCTGCACTCGTAGTAATCTCCTCGGTCGTATATTCGCCTGAACAAGAAACCAAAATCACTTGTATCAACTACCATTGCAGCACCTTGCACAATGTCCGAATTACTCCTAATGTGTTCAAGTGCGAGGACTTCTCCGAGTTTATATTCGGGCAGCATCGCGTCTTGTCTAATTGTATAGTAGAAGTCAATAGATGTGTAAGGCGGTATAGTTGGAATGTATTGCAGTTTCAGCGTCTTGTCCTCCTTAATCGCAGAATACACGTCTGTATCAGGCTGAGAGGCGAGCTGCTTCGTAACGACTGGCTTATATATGGTTTCTTTGTGCTTATCGCCTTCATTTCCCTCTCGCGTGCGCGAGTTCTTAATAGTTATATTGTTGTTTCCGCTGGCGTTATCTCCATAGGTGTTGTTTCTCGCTATGTTGGTTGTAGATTGGTCGCGAAGCATCTCGCCTTCTCCAGTCAGGAGCCAGTCTGTATTGAATACATTGTTGAAAGATGAATTGAACTTAACGATGAAGCCATCTGTAAGGACACCTTCAAGACCCTTTAAGGCATTAGAAATGTTTGGGGCAGATGTGTTCATTATGGCGGCCAAGTCTTTCTGCTTCTGTATATAACCGTTATATCTAAGATATTCGAACGCAGACTTAAATCTTTGTTGTTTTGTTGTAGTATTCATGTTTTTTGCACTAAAATATATTAAACTTATAATTTTCTTATATCTTTATTTTGTTAGAATATAATTTTGTTATATCTTTGCAACGCAGTTAAGAAACAAAGTAATAAATAACGCTGCAAAACAGATTGCAAATATAACAAATAAAAACAATGAAGAAAGCGATATACATGAAAGATATAAAGGCTATGATAAAAAAGTTCAACCTTGATGAGTTCGAGGCTCTCGATGTTGCTTTCATTGCCGACAGCATCAACAATGAGAAAGGAGAAATATGCGATGCTATTCAATCGCCCCTCCTTCACGGAACGTTTTGCAAGACGGAAATGAGTGCTGTAAGCGCGCTCATCGTTTACTTCGGAAAGAAAGTAAACGAAGAAAACAAGTTGCAAGAAACAACTTGGAAGCTTGCAAAACTTCTAAAATGTAGCTCTTACCACTTACAACAGTGGTTCAAGGGGTTCGCTTGCAACAAGAACCGTTTTGGAAAGTTTGTAGAATGTTCTGACACATACGGGCTTAACTATTTAGAAATCGCATAAACAAGGTAATGGGCGGTCTAACCAGCCGCCCGCAAGAAATATATTTATGGCTAAAGGTAATGGAAATACAAGAAGCACAAGACCATCATCAAAAGTTGGTGATAAACCAGATATGACTGGTTGGAGTGAAGAGCGCATAATAGCGCATGAGAAAACTGAGAGATTGCTCAAAAAAAGATACAGCATCGGTGGTAGGAGAAGATAATAAGGTAATGTGGGGCTAACCACCCCACACTATAAAAATTAAAAGAATTGCCCATGAGTGCAAAGTGTTGCATTCAACTCGCCAACTCAAAAGTCAAGCAGCCAAGGCGAGGGGCTGGCAGCTCGGAAAGACGGGCAAACGCAGGTGATAGGCCGTTAATCGGATAGACGGCAGAAGATAGTACATTGGACTCGCAATCAGATAGATGCTGGATAGCCTTTTGTTGTGTGTTCGGTATTCGCGAAACGTTAGGACATTAGCTGGTTCGACTCCAGCCACCTGCACTACAACTAATATATAACTTAAAGAATAAAAGTATGACAGACATCTTAATGACAGAGAACGAGAAAAGAAGATACGAACGCCAAAAGCGTGTAGTATGCTCGTTCTTGGAGCTAAAACAAAAATACCCGACAGCCGCGAAATGGCGACTTATGCAGGTAATATCGAAGAATGAAAACATATCAACTCAGGCAGTAAGGAATATGCTGCTCAAGAAAGGAATTGTAACTAAAAGAATACGATGATGAAGTGGTTGTGTTTCTCCTTAATAGTCGTACTTGATTTCGTTGCTTGTGCAATGATGTGCGTATCAACTGGACACGGTTGCATAACGCTGTACGACATGATACCATTCTGCGGTATATCACTATTCATCGCGACAGCAATTATCGCGGTGTGCATATACAGGGCTGGAATGTTCCCTGATTGCGTGCAAACATTGATAAAATTGTCTCTGGAGGATTGCTAAAATGGACACAAAACAGACTGGCAAGATAAAAGCCATAGAGCACAAGGCCTACGAGGTGTATAAAGAGATTGATGCACTTGTAGTCCAGCTGCAAAAAGAAAAGGTAGGCTGGGAAGAAATTGAAGAGCTAAAGTCAGCGCGTGACACATCTTGTAATGTAGTTGACGCCCTTCAATATGTTAGAGAGGAGTTTGGCAGTAATGATTACGAACCATGACAGAAAAGGACAAAGAGCTGATTCGGAGAGCGAAGTCGTACACTTACCTTGACAGCATAAAGGTGTTCGACATGGCAAAAGAAGCAGATACGGAAGAAGCGAGGAAAGAATTAAAACTGATTGGTTCAACGCTGTATCACGAAGAGGAGTGGTACGCTGGACTATTGTAAGACACATAACAACACCTAAAACAATGGAACAAAACAAGAACAATGCGGTTGTACCGATGACACCGCAAGAACACGAAATTCAGTTGCTTAGAATTAAGCAAGACACCGAGTTTGCTGCCACTCCAGTCGGCCAGCAGGTTAAGCAGTTCGAGGCTACGCAGAGAATTGCAAGACTCTATGCGATGTCTAACTTTATCCCCGACTCATACAGGTTCAAGGGCCGCGAGCCACTACCAGCAGAGGCAGTTATCGCAAATTGCACAATCGCACTGGAGATGGCAACACGTATGCAAGCCAATCCACTGATGGTGATGCAGAACTTGTACATAGTGCATGGCCAACCAGCATTTAGCAGCAAGTTCCTTATCGCTTGCATCAATGCAAGCAAACGGTTCTCCGCTCTACGATATGAGTTCCGAGGCACAGAAGGCACAGATGATTATGCTTGCCGAGTTGTAGCCTACGAGATAACCGACACCAAACACAAAGAACCGCTTTGCGGAGACTGGATAAGCATGAAAATGGCGAAGGCAGAAGGCTGGGCATCTAAGAACGGTAGCAAATGGCTGACGATGCCCAATCAGATGCTAAGATACAGAGCTGCCGCATTCTGGCAGCGCACCTACTGCCCAGAAGTCAGCATGGGGCTGATAACTGCAGAGGAAGCGCAAGACATTAAGTATACCTCTTATGAGGAGGTAGGAAAGCGAACAGCAGACGCAACCGAGCTGTCAATTTCGGCAATAGCAGAACAGGCAGCAGAACAGGTAGAAGATGCTGAGGAAAACGTAGAACTGCAAACAGAATAAGCCATGTATGACAATAATAATCAGAATACACTTGACTGGTTTCGCTCAAGGCTGGGCAATATAACGGGAAGTGAGGTTGGCAACCTTATGGGCAAGCCGAGAACAAAAGGCGAAGAATGGACAGCAACTGCACAAACGTACATGAACCAGCTCGCATTCGAGAGAGGCATGAACCCAATCATAGTTGGAAATGACATACTCTTCTCAAAGTACGTTGAACTGACTGACAGCCATTCACGTATAACGGAATGGGGACATTCGATGGAGGGCGAAGCCGCACACCTTTTCGCCAAGACATTCAATAAGAAGTATGGCGATGGCTCTAACACACCGATTGAGTTAGACGAGCCACCATCAGTAAAGAGCGAGAGTCTGCCGAACTTCGCAAGCTCGCCTGACAGAATGTACTACGACAACGAAGCAAAAGCTTTCTACGCGATTGAGATTAAATGCCCTTTGGCGCAAAACTTCATCAAGTTCGTCAAGAATGTATTCACGCAAGACACTTACGAGGAAAAACTTGCTGGACTTAAGAAAGTAGAAGCGAACTACTACTGGCAGTGCTTCGCTCACATGGCTGTCACAGGAGCAACTAAAACGTACTTCGTAGTGTACAACCCATTCATGCGAAAGCCATTGTATTCGCTCGAGATTGTGCGTGACGAGGACGTTATACGAGAGCTGAATGACAAGGTAATAGAAGCGGATAAATACGTCTGCAGCCTTGTAGATAAAATGAATGCAAACTAATAATCAATGAGCCATGACACAGACATTCGTCACAATACCACTGGAGGACTGGCAGCGTGTCGTATCTATACTTGAACGAGTTGAAGAACGCCTTAAGCCACAAGACGAGTGGATAGGGACAAAGGAGGCTTGCAAGATGCTCGGTATAACTCCGAACACATGGGTAAGCTACAGAAAGAAATTCAACATTCAGTGTTCTCAGGTTGGGCGCAATGTACTGGTCATGCGCTCGCAGATTGAGAACTTGTTAAAACAGCGTGAACTATGATGTATATAGACAATATAATACATGCGTTTGAAAAGCGCAGAAAGCGCAATATAGAGCGCATTAACGACCACCTGTGCAAGCAATTAGCAGAGAGGGTGCAAGTCAAGGAGTATGACAACAAGATGTATGTTGCGATAGATGGCACGCCTATGATTGACGCTGCAAGTCTTAACGTTGACATAATTACAGCCCTGCAATCTATCAGGGCAACAATCTCACGCTATAATATCGGGCAATGAAGAAAACGTATTACTTTCAACATGACTACAATGCGAGGAACGACCCAAAACTGCAAGCATTGATTGTTGAGATGGGCGTAGCTGGAATTGGTATTTACTGGTGTCTTGTTGAGATGCTTTATGAGCAAGACGGTGAGATGCCGATGAGTTCTATCAAGAGTATAGCATACAACCTTCATGTAAAGCAAAAGACAGTCGAACGCGTGATAAAAGATTTCGGTTTGTTCGATTATGATGACGATAAGGCTGAAAATGTTGAGAAAAGTCCGAAAATGTTTAGAAATAAATCGGTTTTGAAAAGATTGAACCGAATAATTGATATTTCAGAAAAACGAAAACGGGCAATCGAAACGCGCTGGAAATCAAAGAAAAACAACGAAAGCAACGAATACAAATGTAATACAAATGAATGCGATAATGATACAAATGAAGTACAAAAGGAATACAAGAGTAATACACCCATAATAAAAGAAAATGATATAAAAGAAAATGATATAAAAGATATTACACACACACCATGGGCGCGTAGCGCGCGAGAGGAGGAACTTTTTCAGGAATTTGGGCAAATGCAAAGTGCATGGGAGGAAATTGCAATGAAGTTCGGCAAGGATATTCCATCACTTAAGAAAATACTGCAAGACTTCATTCTGGAGTGCAGGGCAAAAGGAACTGCACATAGCAGCATATCAGACCTGCGATGTCATTTCGTGGACTGGGCGAGAATTCAAATACAACAACAAGAAAAGCAGAAGCAACAAAATGAACGAAGATACAAGACTGCCTCAGAGCGTAAGCGAGAAGCAAACGATATTGCAATTAAGCGATGTCAAGCTTCAATCTATGAGCGTCTCACGAATGTGGGCGGAGAAGAACAGCTGCCTATCTAAGTTGATGCAGAATTACAGCCCAGCGAATTGGCATTATCTGGCGCAGATAGGCGACAAGGTTTATCTAAGAGAGTGCGCTGCCCTTGGTGCGTTAAACACGCTGTACGATAACGCTGGCGCAGCCCAGTCTTGGCTCGAAATACAGATAACAGGTATGTTCTTGAGTTCGGCAAGCGACAACGAAGTGCTTACAGAAGGCATCAGGCTGTTCGTTGACAACTTTACCGCAATAGCTTCAAGCTACAAACTCACAGAATTGATGCTGTTCTTCTCGCGATACAAAGCTGGACGTTACGATAACAGCTATGTGTCATTCGACCCTCGCAGAATAGGGCTTGCCTTCAACAAGGAGTTTCTGCCAGAGCGCAACCGCGCTATCGCAAGGATTGAAGCCTTGCAGAACACAACTAATGCAGGAAAGGACTGGTATGACCCAGCCAAAAACGGGGGAAGAAGCTCGCTTGAACACTACAGAAACAACGACATATTCGACACCGAAATCATAATCAGGAGAGACAGCCAGAATCTAAGACAAGAACTGAACATAGTTGGCAGTGTAAGCGTTAATGGAAGATGCGTGAGCAGATTGCCGAAAAACGAGCTGATGCGAATAACAAAGTACAAAGAGAATGGTAGCATACTCGTAATATAGCCGAAAGGCCGCTTTTAATGCGGTTTGAGCAATTTTCTATCGATAGGCGTACAAGTGTATACATGATAAAAAAATAACGCGTTATATGCAAAGAAAAATTTGGAGCAAAGAAGAGGAACAAATACTCGTGCAGAATTACCCTATATGCACGATTGAGGAGCTTGTGGTTCTGCTTAGGACGAGCAAGGCTAAAATTCGTCAAAAGGCGCAGAAAATGCACCTGCGTAAAACCGATGATTTTAAGCAGAACATTCTCGCACATATAGCGCATAAAAACATCTGCAAGATGCACACGGAAGAGGCACGGAAGAAACGAAGAACAACTCTCGAGAACATTATAAAATCGGAGAGATTGCGAATAAAATATGGACTGCCACAGAGAACGAACAGGGTGTTCTCTATGCTAACTGCAAAAGAGAATATGGCAGAAATAAGGAGAAGATATGAATTAAGAAAGAGGGGGTATGTTGTATTGCTCAACGGGCGCACTGTCCTATATAATGCTGCAACTAAACGAAGCGACAGAAAGGAAAGCAATCTGACGAAACTCGGGTACGAGTTTATCGCGAGAGATGCGTACAAGGGGGATTTAACTGCAAAGACAAACGATAATAAACCATCAACGATAATATGACAACAGCAATGAACAATCTAACGACGACAACACAAGGTAACCCTTTTTATGGCAAGAGTCTGAAAAGACGCATTGGCTCGCCTCTCTACACAACCTACAAGAATGGCATTAACGAGCTGGAGGAGCGCGACAGACGATGCAGAGAAGAACCTACAAGCAAGGAGAGCCGCATATTTGGTGATGTGTTCTACCTCAACATGATGCGCAAGGAACTTGCTAACGAGAAGCTGCGCAGTGCGCTGTGCGCTATCAGTCAGAGCAAGTACTACCGACACGACATTAAGAAGAGCGTGAAGGAACTTCAGATTAAGATAGCAAGGTGGGATAGTGATATAGCTCGCTGCATAGCTACCGACAGCTTGATTGACATGTATGACGGACTTGCAGAGTGGACCAGTCAACACTTTGAACACTTGTGGCAACCGTTTTACTACTCGGTGATGCAGGTGCTTACTCGGAATGGCGTTAAGGACGCTCCCGTAATGGCGGCTCTTGAATGTGCGCTGCCTTTGTGTGAGTATGCCAACGGCCGATTGCTGATGGATATTGCACAGACTGCAATGGACTGCCCTGCCACAAAGCTGCTTAGCGTGATGGTGGAGGAGGATATTTACCGCATGGCCGACAGACTACGCACAAGACTGGCTGGCATCGTGACTGGCAAGGACGAGGAGATTGACCTTAATGCCGACACAAACGTCAACACAGCTGGCGTCAATCTGCTTAACGCATTGAGCAACACGGAGCAGATGAAGGGCTGGTTACAAGATTACTTTGAATATCGCGATAGTGCGAAATAAATTGACAAACAACATGACGATAGAAGAAAGAGTTTTACACTACACACGAAGAAACTCCTACGGGAGATTGATATTTCCTCATTGCGTGAGAGCGCACATTGACGAGATAATGCTCTATGCGCCTTGGGCGTTGAGTGCAACAGAATTGAATAACATTAAGAGAGGTATTATGCGATGAATAAGCCTGCAAATACCTGACCGTTGCAAAAAATGCAATAGTCGAGGCCATAACACGATGTACGAAGCAAGAAGTTTGCATTAGTTGCAATGCAACACACTGATGCACTTTTCTGAGAATTGATAAAAAAACAACAATCACAGTTGCCAGAAAAAGTGGTAGCAACAACAAAAACAAATAAAGAAATGGAAACAAACATTGGAAAGAAAGTCATTATCCGCGGCGACCGCAGCGGAGTAGAGTTTGGAACATTGATCGCACACGACGGTCAAGAGGTTACACTGCACAATGCTCGTCGCATCTGGTACTGGAGAGGAGCGGCTTCTCTCTCTCAGCTTGCCGTAGATGGTACGTCCAAACCAAGTGAATGCAAGTTTACTGTCGCGGTAGAGAATATTACCATTATTGACGCAATAGAGATAATTCCTTGCACAGACAAAGCGATAGAATCAATAGAAGGAGTACCAGCATGGAAACATTAGAAACGCGCATTAACGCATTTTTGAGCACGACCTCAGGAGAAGGCTTTGGCTATGGCTCTGGCGAGGGCTATGACAATGGCTCTGGCTATGGCTCTTGCGAGGGCTATGACAATGGCTCTGGCTATGGCTATGACGCTGGTAAATGCTATGGCTATGGCGATGACCATGGATATGGCGAAGGCTATGGATTTGGCTCTGGCTCTGGCGATGGCTCTGGCGCTGGCTATGGCGATGGAGGCATAAAGGAACTGAATGGAGACAATGTCCATCTCATAGATGGTATACAAACCATTATAAAATCAGTTCGCGGCAACATTGCGCAAGGTTTTATCTTAAAAAACGACCTTACTTTGCAGCCTTGCTACATTGTCAAGGAACAAAATTATTTCGCTCATGGCGACACCTTGCACGATGCTTTCACATCTCTGCGAGAAAAGCTCTATGACGATAGCACAGAAGAAGAGCGAATAGAGGCGTTTGTGAAGGAATTTCCCGACTACGACACGCCTTATCCCAACCGCGACCTTTTCGCTTATCACCACGTTCTCACTGGCTCATGCCGCATGGGGAGAGAGAGCTTTTGCAAGAATAATGGCATAAACCTTGATGGCAGCACCACAGTCCGCGAGTTCGTATCTCTGACAAAGGATAGCTATGGGTTAGAAACTATTCGTAAGCTGCCGCAGGCTTATGGAGTGGACGAGATAGATGAATAGTAATTATGGCATGGTTGGCAGTAGATAAAAATGGTACAGAATGTATATGTAGCACCAAGCCTTATCGGGATTGGGTGGATTTTATGTGGTGTATTGAAAATATTTCCAACTCCTGTGCTATAAGACTACCAAAAGGTACTATTGAAAAGTTTATTGGAAGAAAATTAACTTGGAACGATAAGCCCGTAGAACTTAAAGATAAATAACATGACACAAAAAAAATACAAAAGAGTTCCCTTCGACCTTGAACTGTCGAAGAAGATTAGCAACAAGGAAGTTAAAGGAAGGATAGTGACAGAGGACAATCTTCCTGCAAGGATAGTTTGCTTTGATATGAAGTTTGGAGTAGATAAAATTCTCGCAGTCCTTGTTGATTGTGGTGGCGAATATGAAATAGGGGTAAGGTGTAACTTAGATGGTACTTGCCGTGATGACAGAAAAGAAGATAAATTCAATCTCCACATCGAAGTCCCAACCTACTACCGCGACTACTCCAACTTTGTTCCTCAAAGATGGCAGACTTGTTTGGTGAGAGATTATTCTTTAGATATATGGAGAGTAGCAGTATGTAGCGGAAAAGATGCTTATGGTAGACCACTCTTTTACTCGGAAAGAAATACTGATGGCTGTTGCGGTTGGTATCATTATCTCCCACTTTCTAAGGTAACCGAGCGTCTGATTGGTATAAGCAAGAGCTACGAGCAACTGATAGAAGAACTTGACAGAAATGGGAAAGATTAAAGCATGTGACGGGCAAGGCTGCAAGGAGCGAAAGGCTTGTTTGCGCTATGCCCTGTCGCATACAGAGAGTGACAGACACAACATTCACAAGGCTTGCTATTTCACAAGACCGAACGGGCGCGACTGCCCGATAATGATTAAACAGAGAACGATATGAAAGAGGACATGACAGCACTTGTGCTAAGACACATACCAGAACGTGTTCCGCGCACCAAAGCGGAGCTTGCCGACATCTATCTGACCGAGTCGAACAAAATTGAAACAGACCGCATGAAGTCGCGTGAGAGAAAACGTGACGATGACGAGGTGGTCAATAGCCGCTACGACCCACTGATTGCCGACAAGGAAGCGCAACTATCCGAGCTGCAAAACGAGATAGAGGAACTTAGACGTGAGATGTTTGGGCAACTCTTATATGCCAGTTTGGAAGAGGAGCGCAGAAACCAGGAACTTGCCGACAGACGAAAGGTGCTTGATATGTGGTTTGAAACAATGCGAAACAGAATTGAAAAAAGAACAAGAAAATAGCAAATAACAAAACAAACGATTAAAAACATGATGAAACTTTTTGTAGAAGGATTGAAGGAGATGTATGCAGTGCTTGACAATGCCATACAGAACTCTGACCATACGGACTTTGAACAGTGCTATTTGGCACTTGGTGAATTGTGCGAGTATGCTCTGTGCGGCTCAGATAGATACAAGGTAGTGACCTTTGCGCCTGACCGAATAGAGATGCTCAAAAGAGACATGAATTATGTGCAGGGACTCATGAGCAAGGAGGAGGCGAAAGCTTACCTTGATGCTGAGTGGGAGAGCGCATGCGAACTTGATGGTATTAAGGAGGAGGACAAGGCATGATAGAAATAATATTTGCGGCTGTGGCTTTTGTGCTTAGCGTTTACTTGGCTTACCTTGCAGGCAAGGATATTGGCAGAGAGAACGGATATTATGAGGGCCGCAGCGAGGCTCGCAGAGACCTTGAACACATTGTTGAACACTACAAAAAAATGGCTTATGCAAAGGACACTCCAACAAAGGGCGCGTGAGGCTGCCGACCGCATTCGCTGTGACGAGTGTGGCGAGCAAAGCACTTGTACGCCACTTATGGCGAAAGCCTGTCTTAAAGGTTTTATTCGCGGTTATGTGGCCGCTAATTCTAAAAATCAACAAACATGAAACTACTGATAGTAATAGCACTAATGCTCTTCGTGTATTGGCTTTGGAAGGACATCAACCGTCATGACGGGCCACCGATTGCGAGCAGCTAATTAGCAACATACCCCACTTACCAACCTCATATTTTTTCACTTCATAAATATAAATGGTTTTGTTTAGTTGGATTTGTTTTAATTGCCCGAGGTCGGGTAACACTCGGTCCGTGTCCGAGGTGGGGTACAAAATGTACCGTGACTGAATGTAGCCACGGTACTTGATTGAGACATCGGAAGTTTGTCTCGGAGGTGTAATCTCCAATAGAAATCATTGCAAAAGTACGAAAAATATGCCCTCTCTGCAACGCCACAATTTAATAACTTAAACTTAACGGATTGACTTTTAATGGTGCAGTGGTGTCGGCAGCACGTGGTTCGTGGCCACGGAGGGCGCAATTTTAATGAGAAATAATATGACTACAAAACAAGTTATTCACGCCCTGCATCTGCACCAAAAATGGCGCAGAGGGGCAATAAGCGAGATGCCATTAACGGCAAAGGAATATGGACAAGCCTTGGACGACGCAATAAGACTATTACGGCAATATGACAAACAGCAAGACAACGGGGCAATGCGGTGATTGCATGAGGTTCGCCAAAGGACGATGCCCGAAATTCTTTTCTAATTCTGTGCTTACCGCGTGTAATGGCTTCACACAGAGCAAGACTGTAACTGAAAATACACATTTTGAAAGATGCTTATAATTAAAACAAAGAAATTAAGTGAGAATGCGGTGATGCCGCAGCGAATGAATGTTGGTGATGCTGGTTTTGACCTGGTGGCGACATCGATGCGGAAAGACTACGAACATGGTGTGGTCGTGTTCGGCACGGGGCTTGCGTTTGAGTTGCCTAAGGGTTATGCGATGTTCGTATATCCGCGTAGCAGTAGCTACAAGCATCATGCGCTCATGGCTAATTGTGTGGGCGTGGTGGATAGTGGCTACCGTGGTGAGGTGCACGTTATGTATCGTGGGCTTGATTGTGACTACGAGGTAGGTGACCGCATAGCGCAGGCTGTGATTATGCCTATACCATCGGTTGAGTATATGGAAGCAGAGGAGCTATCTGACAGCGAGAGAGGTGCTAACGGGATAGGTAGTACGGGTGTAAGATGAGCTATATGAACGAACCAAGGACGAAGCAAGGCCGCGCAAAATACAGAAACAAGGTTGTAAACAACGTTTTCGGGCGATTTGACAGCATCAAGGAGTTTAAGCGGTACTTGTTATTGCGCGAGGAAGAAAAAATCGGTAGAATAAAAAATCTGCAAAGACAAGTCAAGTTCGAGCTAATACCTAAGCAGACAGACAGCAACGGCAAACTGCTCGAACGGGCGTGTTACTACATTGCGGATTTCGTGTACGAGAAGCAAGGGAAACAAGTTGTTGAGGACGTTAAAAGTCGGATAACTGTTTCAGTTGCATCTTTTGTGATAAAGCGAAAATTGATGCTGTATAAGCACAATATATCAATAAAAGAGGTCTGATATTCAAAGTAAGGACTAAGCATTATGAGTGCTTAGTCCTTTTTGCGTAATATCGCAATATGAATAACGACCTATACATACCTGACTCTTTGTTTCCAACAGACAACGATTTTGAGGTTCCAAGCCTCAGATTAGACATGCAAGCGACAACTTGCCAGATTCCGTTTGTCTGTTTCGGTGAACAAAAGCGAACGTTCAAAATGAATGGCACAGGAACGCTGCATTTCTACACTGATGACTATCGGTTCTATGCGGTTTACGAACACCCCGAGAAAATTTTGCAGCAAAACCCTGCACAAATCGTAGAACCCAACTTCTCGCTATTCAATGAAACACCTATTGCGTTTGGTCTGCAAGCAATCTACAAGAAACGACTCGTTGCAAGGCAGATGCAGGAGGAAGGCATTCGCGTGTTCGTTGACCTGAATGTCGCTAACAAGTTCTACGCATTCAATCTGCTTGGAGTTCCGAAAGGCTGGAGCGCATTCTGCACACGGGGCTACGAGGACAGAGTAAACGCCCTGAACTTTGAATACGAGATAGCTACGCGTGTTTCTGACGGCGATAATCTTACGTTCGTTGTGTATGGCGGTGGCGAGGTTATTAAGCAATGGTGCAAAGAGCATGGCGCGGTTTACGTTACGCCAATCATCATCATAAAGAACAAGTACAAGTCTATTCAGCGAATGGCACAGAATACAGCCTTGTTCAAAGAAAACTGGGACATGGGCAAGGCTATCCCAACGCTGAAAGATTTGCTTGACAAACAAGTTATTGACAACAGAAAACAAATTGAACATGGCAAAAGGCAGCGGCAGTACAAGAGTTTCAAGATGGGTAAATAGAAATAACTCGCAAGAGAAATTATACTTCCGCGATGGTGCCCGAGTTGAATACGCAGAGCTTGATACTATCGGTAAAAGACTTGTAAAAGACGAAAAGAACAAAGTTGCCAAAGAACTGTACGCCAAACTTAAGAACGAAAAGACCACACAAGTAATAGATAATGGGCAGGTAATTCAAATAGGTTATACAAGTAAAGGCTTAGACCACTTTGCTAATGATGCGATGATTTCGCTAAGCGGAAAATATTTCAGTAGAAACTCAATGATGAGTGTTAATGAAATACTTGAAAAATCTATCTATACTCCAACATCACACAGTCTTATACACCCACGGACAGATGGACGTGATTTATGGTTTACATATACAGATGCTGACGGAAGGGGCGTATATTTCAAAGTGTGTTGGAATAATAATCTAAAAATGCACGAACTTTATTCTGTTGTTGATAAGATGTAAAAAGCCCCATGTGAGGAAAGAAATATCAATTCAGTCTCCATGGGGGCGAAATAAGTGTCCAGCACTTATTCCCATACCGCAAAATTACAAACAATTACAATACAAACAAAACATGAAGTTAGAAAAGACAGAAAAACTGAAAATCAGTCAAATCAAAGAGAGTGTTAACAACCCCCGTGAGATTACAAGCGAGAAGTTTATGCAACTTGTACGCTCAATCCTTGTGTTTCCTAAGATGCAGATTATTCGCCCTATCGTAATTGATGGAACGAATGAGGTTATCGGTGGGAATATGCGTCTGCGCGCGCTGAAAAAAATATCTACGATGTCAATTGAGGATATTAAGTCAACGCTGTCCAAAATCAACGACTTCAAGGACAAAGCACAAGGCGAGAGAGAAGCGGTCGTTAGATGGTGGAGTGAGTGGATTGGCTCTCCGTATGCTTTCGTAATCAACGCAAGTGAACTGACAGAAAACGAACGCAAGCAGTTCATAATCAAAGACAATGTAAGTTCAGGACAATGGGACTACGAAGCCCTTGCCAACAAATGGAATACAGAAAGTCTTAACGATTGGGGTGTACCCGTGTGGAATACTGATGGCTTGAACTTCGGTAACGACTTCGGAAGAGGGGAAAGCAATACGGACGAAACTGGGAATAGCCCGTCAGTAGATTTAGAAGCAGGAGAAGAACAATTCGGTGGGGGCGGTGACTCCTTAGACAATCTTCCGCCTGAATTGCAAGGTCTTGACATACAGCCGAACGAGTTGCCTAAGTTGCAAGGCTCTGATGAGACTGCAATGAAGCGAGTTATTATCGTCTACCCAGCCGAAAGAGAGCAAGATGTAGCAATGCTGCTCGGGCTTGCGAAGATAGATAAAGTGGTCTATAATATACACGAAATAACGGGAGAAGAATGCGGATAGTTTTCGATTTAGACGACACCTTGTGTCACACAGAGAACAGAGATTATTCTAACTCTTGTGCAATTTCCTCGGTCGTAGAAAAAATCAAGGAGATAAAACACAAGATTTCAGATGCTGAGATTGTTATATACACCGCACGTGGTATGGCAAGTTGCAATGGTGATGTGGAGATGGCAAAGAAGAAGAATTTGCCATATATTGAAGCATTCCTGCAACGTAATGACTTGAAGGTTGACGAGATTATCTTCGGCAAACCTTTAGCCGACATCTATGTTGATGACAAGGCCATGAGCGCAATAGATTTCTCGTTAGCGGGTGTACGCACGTATGAGGGATTGTCAGGGGCAACAGTTTGTCGTGTAGGGAATGTTGTAATTAAACAAGCTGGCAATGTGAAAGAGCAATATGATTGGTATTGCAGGGCAAAAACACATTACGAAAATAAAAATGGGCTGTTCTACACTCCAATCGTGTATTCTGTAACACTCGGGAAATTATACATGCAATACGTAGACGGGCATCTGGCTGCAAAGTGCGTAAACGCTGATATGATACGCAATATCATAAAAGAGTTGAAAAGAGAGCAAGGACACATTGATGGAAGAAATGATGTCGTTTCTTACGCTAATTATGTTAGCCAAAGAGCAGAGAGTGTTGGTGTTAGAACTGACATATTTGAACGTATTACGAATTGTAAAACGCTGGAAGATAAAACATTCTCACATGGTGACCTTTCTCTGCTTAATATCATTTCCACAGATAAAGGCTTGGCTTTAATAGACCCAAGCCCTAACAAAGGTGTCGAAAGTTGGATTATTGATGCAGCGAAAATCCGTGCAAGTCTAAATTGGCTGGACGAGGCTCTTGTCGGTATTGAACACGACAGGGGCTTAATAGATGTATTTGACAATCTATTTGAAGACAAAGAGGTTTTGAATGCAGTGAAATTGTGCGAAGAAAGTCATCTCTTTCGCGTTTGGCACTATGCTAAGAAACTCGGCAAAGTTGATATTGAACGAAAATTAGAACACTGTTATTCATTATTATATGCAAAATAACAAGATTATTGGCTTTACTTCTGTCGTTGGAGATTTCTTCCACGCAGGCCATGTAGCTATGATACAAGAGTGCCGATTATATTGCGATTACCTAATAGTCGGAGTTATGGCTGACACGCACGACAGAACATGGAAAAATGTACCAGTACAGAGCCTGTTTGAAAGGTTCTACCAAGTCCTTAATTGCAAGGGCGTTAATAGAGCTGTAGCACTCGGAAGTGAGAAAGACTTAGAACTCGCGCTGAGGAGCATTCCGAAGATAGACATACGTTTCGTTGGCGAAGACTATATCAACAAGAATTTCACGGGGAAAGAAACGTGTGAGAAACTCGGAATAAGAATTATGTACACGAAACGTAATCATGGGCTTTCTTCTACGGAGCTCCGTAATCGAATAATAGAGCAATGGAACAATCAAAAGTAATATGGGGAATTGTTACGTACAATCGCACAGACAGGCAGCAAATGCTACTGTACCTCAATTCTCTCGGTTATAACAAGGATGAAATCATTGTACATTGTCAGACTGAGCAAGATTACAACACCTTGACTGAAAAGTACGATAGTAAGGCTACTATCCTTTACAAGAAGGGAAGAAACGTCTGCGAGAACAAGAATAATCTCTTGGATTGGGTGTGTTCTAATAGGCCAAATACAAAGCTCATAATATGCAGCGATAAGGTACGCGGTATTAAGTTCCTAAACAAATACGGTAAAGGTACTCTTATAACTAAAAGAGAAACCTTGGACTATATAATAAGACGCGCATTCCTATTCACTGAGAGACAACACGGTGTTTTCTTTGGCTGTTACCCCGTGCAAAATGACTTCTTCATGAAACACACTATCAGCATCAACCAATTAGTGTTAGGGTGCTTCATGGGGTTTCCTAACCCTGAAGCAATCAGATTTGATACAGAGCAACCGCTCAAAGAAGACTTTGAGATTGTTCTTAGGTGTGTGAACAATGGCTTAAAAATGGTTCGTTTCAATGATATCTGTTTGCGTGCTACGTTCCATACTAAGGGCGGTGCGCATGAGCTGTGGAATGCTGATGGTGATAAGGTGAATGAGTATTGTACTCGGAGAATATTGAAGAAATATCCAAACTTAGCTAAGCCACACACTACAAGGAAGAACGAAATCAGATACACAGGGAAATCAATAGTAATCAATAAATCTATTCTTTACGATGCAATATTATAATAGCCCAAGATGGACAGCAGAGATAGCCGATTGTTCAATGCCTATGACGTTCGACACGTATAGTAATTGCGCTTTCGGCTGTATGTATTGTTTTGCCCAATTTCAACGAGCATTAGGCTCTTGTAAAGAGCATTATCTGAACAAGGACGTGAAATGCGTGAATGTTGAGAAAATAAAGAGAATGTTCACAGACCCAGATAAGTACGCAGGACAGTTTGCCACTTACATCAAGCAGCGAAGAGTTATGCAGTGGGGTGGAATGTCAGACCAATTTGATGGATATGAGCGTAAGTATGGAAAGACTCTGGAACTGTTGCGCTTCTTCAAGGAGATAGATTATCCGCTGTGCTTCTCTACCAAGGCTGCATGGTTCACAGAAGATGAACGCTACATGGAGCTAATTCGCGGACAGAAAAATTGGAACTTCAAGTTTAGCATTATTACGCTTGATGAACACGATGCACACGTCATAGAACGTGGTGTGCCAACACCCTTGCAAAGACTTGAAGCTATCAGAAGAATAGCCGAAGCAGATGCAGGTGGGGCAACCTTAAGACTTCGCCCATTCATTGTTGGTATTTCGTCCAAAACGTATCTTGACCTTATCAGAGAAGCAGCCAACAGGGGCGCAACAGCACTCAGTACAGAATTCTTCTGTGTCGAGCAGCGAAGTAACACGCTGAAACACTATATGCCAACACTCAGCAAATTAGCAGGCTTCGACCTTATGGCGTTCTATAAGAAGTATAGCGTTTCTACTGGCTATTTACGCCTTAACAGAAAGGTTAAGGAGCCATTCTTCAAGAACATGAAGCATCTATGTGATGAACTCGGAATGCGCTTCTACGTATCCGATGCACACTTCAAAGAACTCTGTCACAATGGCTCTTGTTGTGGCTTGCCTCCAACATGGAATTACTCAAAAGGGCAATTCTGCGAAGCTTTGCAAATAGCCAAGCATGCAAAAGATGGGCTTGTAAGGTGGTCTGACATTAAGAAAGATATAGAAGAACTACATCAGTACCAATGGAATAAAGCGGAAGGGTTCAATACGTGCAGTTGTGAAAGACGTGCAAAGTTTAACAGCATGACGATGGCTGAATATATGCGTTGGTTATGGAATAATCCACAAAATGGCCAGAATCCGTACAAGATGTTTGAAGGCATTATTATTCCAGTCGGCAAAGACGAAGAAGGAAATCTCATCTATCAATATAAAGGTGAAAAATAATGGCTAAACTGATAAAAGAAAAGATGAAGATGTGCGATTACAGGCACGCGCAATATGTCCGCATGGATATTATAAGCAAGTTGTACAAGCGTGGGTATACGTTCCGTGAGATACGTGAGGAGGTCATGGCTCGTCTTGACTTGCCCACGTATTCATTGCAGACAGTCCACAAGGACGTTAATCGTCTATTAGCAGAGTGGCAAGAAACGAGGATAAAGAGCATTGACGCGAATATCCAACTCGAATTGCAGCGTATTGACGAGTTGATTAAGGAAGCTTGGGCAGCCTGGGAAAAATCAAAACTTGACTACGATAAGAAGCAAAGTAGACAAGTCGGCGTTCCTTCAGAGGAGTCAGGCGGTGAGAACGTTGTGACCGTTAAGATGGAACAGATGTCTGAGAACGTGAATTGTCATGGCGATATACGTTACCTTGAATTTATCAATAAAATGCTTATAGAGCGAAGAAAGTTGTTAGGGCTTTACGTCCCGAAGAAACTTGATGTTACTACCAATGGAAAGGATATATCACGCGAACCATTGATGGTTGAAATCATTGATAGTAGAGATAAGGTTGATACGTACGATAATGAAGAGGAAGAAGAATAAAATACAGACAACAAGAATCTTTTCCGAGATTAACAAAGCCTACATTCGGGGTTATACGACAGTCAGTGAGCAAGGAAGCAGCCGTTCATCGAAAACGTACAACACAATTATTTGGCTGTGCTCGTATTGCCTAAATAATCCACATACGACAGTTTCAGTGGTTCGAGCTACATTGCCATCGCTCAAAGGTTCTGTTCTTCGTGACTTTATAACAGTAATGCAAGATATGCACATATGGGGCGATTGCAAGTTTAACAAGTCGGAATTGATTTGCACCTTCCCGAATGGCTCATGGGTTGAGTTTTTTTCGTGCGACAACGAGCAGAAGTTGCGCGGTCGTAAGCGACAAATTTTGTACGTAAATGAAGGCAACGAACTAAAGTTTATCGAATGGCAGCAGCTGCAAATGCGTACAACTAAATTTTCTATCATTGACTACAACCCATCATTCTCTGATGACCACTGGCTATGCACGCTGAACAAAGAGCCTAAGACCTATCATTTCATCACCACATACAAGGATAATCCATTTCTTGAACAAAAGGTTATTGACGAGATAGAGAGTCTTAAATATAAAAACCCGTCCTTATGGCGCATCTACGGTCTTGGTCTGCAAGCTATGGTAGAGGGTCTGATATTTGAGAATGTGGAAGAGATAGACGAGATACCTCGCTGGCATCAGAAGCATCACTACCGAGGCATGGACTTTGGTTACACAAACGACCCTACGGCCATTGTAGACGTGTATATCAACGATAATTCGCTGTGGATTGATGAAGTATGCTACCGCACGGAAATGCTGGCTGCAGACATAGCGAAAGCGCACAAGGAAGCCAATCGCGAATGCGGACAAAATATTGAGATAATATCTGAAAGTGCCGACCCGCGACTGATTGACGAAATTTCGAATGCAGGGCTTGACATTCACCCCGTACACAAGTTTCAAGGGTCAATCATGGCTGGAATACAGAAGATGCAAGAGCTAAAGATACGCGTAACAAAGCGAAGCACCAATGTGCTGAAAGAATTTCGCAACTACACCTACCGACAGAACAAAGATGGCAAGTGGCTGAATGAGCCTATTGACGCCTACAACCACGCGATAGACGCAATACGTTATGTGGTGCTTGATAAACTGCTCGGGCAGAATAGTAACGGCATAGAAGCCGATGATTTTATAGATATGCTGTAATGCTGTAATAAACAAATACGAGAAAATAATAAACATGAAGCAAATAAGAGAGATAATGGCATTGGGCGACCCGATGCAGATTTACACGCTGTTGACAGCACGCAAACGAGGTTTCAAAAAGCCTCTTGATGTAACAGAAGCGGAATATAACCCAATGCAGCACGCAGTCTATGACAAGACAAAGCGCAAGAAAAAGGAACTTAAGGTAAAGAGCGACAAGCGAGACAATGATGGGAACTGGCTATACAAGACAAAGTATGTAGACCGCTGCCGTATTGCTGTTCCAGCGCAGCGACTTATCTGTGAGCGTGATGTTGGCTTCTTGCTTGCCGAACCAGTCAAATACAACATTAAGGGTGTTGCAGACAGCCAGCAACAAGAGTTGTATGACAGCGCAATGGATATTCTGCAATACAACAAGATAGACTACTTCGACAAGCGGCTTGCACGCGAGTTGTTTCGTTGTTGCGAATGCGCGGAGCTATGGTACATTGTTAAGGGCGAAGATGGCGAGGAGGACGAAATGCGTGTAATGCTGCTCTCTCCACTGCATGGGGATATTCTGTACCCCCACTTCGATGACTACAACCGCATGGACGGATTTGCGCGCAAGTACAATGTAAAGGACGAACTCGGCAATACGACTGTCCATTTCGATGTGTACACGTCAACCCTCGTGTACCGATACATGAACAATGGAGCAAACCTTGAACTTATTGACGCAAAACCGAATGGCTTTGGTAAAATCCCCGTTGTGTATTATCGGCAGGAGGAAACCGAATGGGAATGCGTGCAACCAATCATTGAGCGGCTGGAAGAATTGCTTTCAAATTGGGGCGATGTGAATGACTACTTTGGCGCACCAACATACTTCTTCAAGGGCAAGATGAAAGGCTTTGCCGAGAAAGGTGAAGTGGGTCGTGTGTACCAGGGCGAGGGCGAAAATGCTGACATGAAGGTCGTATCGTGGAACTCTGCTCCCGAGAGTATGCGACAGGAGGTAGCCAACCTTACAAACATCATATTCTCATATTCGCAGACGCCTGACATCTCATTCGAAAATATGAAAACGTTAGGTAACAATACGAGCGGAGCAGCAATACGACTCATGTTTACTGACCCACACCTAAAGGCCGAAACGAAAGAGGAACTGTTTGGCGAGATGTTCACGCGAAGGTTTAATGTCGTAAAGAGTGGCTATGCAACGAGCATGAAAGCCACACCAAAGCGTATCGCAGACCAGCTTCAAGTAACGCCAGTGTTCACGCCCTACATACCGAAAAACGAGATGGAGATGCTGCAACTCATCAATCTGTCAACGCAGAGCAAGCAGACCATGTCGCAAGAAGATGGTGTAAGGCTTAATCCGCTTGTGAGCAATCCCGAAGAAACAATCAAGCAGTTGCAAGAGGAAAGCGCAAAATCAATGAAGATGGCCTTGTTCGGTACAACAAAAGAGGAGGACGAAACTGGAGAGGAATAATAACTGGAACACGGAATGACCGCTGAACAGAGATTGACAAAATTGCTTCTGCAAGCATCAGGCGACTTGCAGAAGCTATACGACAAACTTATTAAAGAGCTGACAAAAGCAACATCAAATTCTGTTCACGCTGTCAGCCCTGATGAATTGTATACAATAGCAAAGGCTTGCACCCCGACTGAAAAAGAACGGGTGCAGGCTTTGCTTGATGCTTACAGTAGAACTCTTGGCTCACTCATAAAGCAGGGCATAACGCGTGCCGTTCTGCTCTCAGCCAACATTCAGCAAAAGGCCCTGTCAGCATACACGCGTATGCAGGGCAAGGAGGTTGACGATTGGCGCGAAAGTACGGCAAAGGCATTTATCAACAGCAGAATGAAACGCGATGGTGGACTCAACCTCTCTGACAGGGTGTGGAACTACACGCAACAAACAAAGGCAGAGTTTGAACTTGCCATGTCGCAAGCCCTTGAAAAGGGCATCAAGCAAGGTATATCAGCAGAGAGCCTTGGCCGTCAGATACGGCAGTATCTCAATAACCCCGATATGATGTACAGACGTTATCACCTCAAAAAAGCTATGGCAGACGGAACGAAACGCGATGTCGTGGAATGGCGCAGACGTGTGATAGACGAGCAAGGCAAGGTGCGCTTTGTAAAAGAAGATTTGGCCCATGTCGGCACTGGCGTATATCGTTCAGCACGTCAGAATGCCTTGCGCCTGACTATCACAGAAACGAATATGGCCTACAACTATGCAAATTGTGAAAGATGGAGTAGTGAGCCATACGTGTTGGGCATTCGTATTAGAACGTCAGCAAATCACCCAGAGAAGGATATTTGCGATGAACTTGCAGGCGACTATCCCAAAGATTTCATGTGGCGAGGCTGGCACCCACGTTGTCGCTGCTCCATGTCATCAATCTTGATTGACCGCAATAGCGAGGAGTGGAAACATCTGCGCTCTCTGCCCGAGAAAGAGTATAGAGCTTACAAGTCCCCCAATCTTGTGCCGAACGTGCCTGAGAAGTTCTCTAAATGGTGCGAGCGCAATGCTGACAAGTTAAACTTGGCGCGAGAGAATGGAAAGCTGCCTTACTTCGTGAAGGATAATATGAAGGCTGTTGGAAAGTTCGTAGGCTGGAATGAGGACTCCATTCTGGCAAAAGAGATAACTGAAGTATGCAAGATGGCGCGCGCATCTGGCAAAGAAGTTCAAGGTACAGCGGAATCTATTGCACAAAAGTACGGAGCTAAATGTACACCGATAAACTTTAAGAGCGAGGAATCTATAAGGAGAAAGGTCCTCTTGGAAAGACAAGAAGTTCCTATGTTTTCGCCAAAGAATTTGAAAGATACAGTACGAACAACAATAGTTGCTGACAATAAGGATATTGATTTTATAATCAGCGACTTGGTTAAACATAAATCTTTTGTGCGACTAAAGAAACAGAAAACATCATTAGGCTATGTTGGTAATATAGTTAATCTAATAACAAATAATGGTCTTATAGCAGAGGTTCAAGTAATCACGCCTTATATGATTTATGCTAAAGAATCTCCCAAAATTGCAAAGCAACTTTTGGGAGAAAGTATGTGGAATAAGATAATGCAAAAAACAAAATTAGAAGGTGGACTCGGACATAAATTCTATGAACAATGGAGATTGTTAAATCCGAAAAGTAAAGAAGCTATCGAAATAGCAAAGAAAAGTGTTGAATACTATAGACACTTTAAGAATTAGCTAATTTCCGATATTTACCAGTACGCGGATTCCAATCCCATGTTATACCGAAATTGTCATACTCTTCTTTTGTGATTGGTTCAAGAAAATTCTCCATACTGAAACTTGGAATACCCCATGCTTCTCTTTCATCTTTACCTGCTTTACGTTCTCTAAGGTACTCAATATGTTTTATATAACGTTGGCCATTGTCATCTTCACGTACAACGGCATCAGCTTCATAATTTGAGAAATATTTCATACAAAAAAATAAATAAAAGATACCCATGGTCAGCCACTCGCATCCCACTGTCTTGTTTCATACACCATTCCGTCAAAGGAAAAGCCTTGTCCGCTGTTAGGTATCTTGTCATGTTAATGCAAAGTTATAAATTAAATTTATATGTAGAAGTTTCACGCATCAATTTTCCAAAGATATTGAATATCCCCACCGCCTAAAGTAAGCGTCACGTCAGGCTCGGCCATCAAGTCACTTTTTTTGAATGAGAAATAATACAGCGACCTTGGCTTAAGCTCGCCACTGATTATCTTCAATTCGCATGATGACTTCATATAGGCTGCACCAGTGACCAAATCCCATCGGAGCAGGTCTTTCAGAAATTCTTTTGCTTTCATGTTGTTTAATCTATAAAGTCGTTGAATGTTGTTACCTCTGTTCCACCATCATAGAAAGGCTTCTTGTCGCAAATATAGCCCTTCCAAGAGCCATATTCGTATATACGAAACATGTGGTATCCAGCATTACGAAGAGCCTTAAAAGCTGCTTTCATCTCCTCGCCATTAAATCGGATATTAACGTCACTGACAGATGCTTCGTAGCCACCAAACCCGTAGGCTTTACCGCTTCGTTTGTAGACTCTGACGTATAGAGTTTTGCCTCTGTACGCGTTTTGTCTCTTTGGGTGAAATATGCGCCAGACGCAAGTGCTGAGAAACGCATCGCAAATGTATTGTACAACCTCTTGACGTACTTCTGTTGGTTGAACATAATCGTTCATCGGTATGTTTACTGTTATTTCCATTGCCGTAGTGTTGTATTAAATTCGTGTGATTGTTTTGGCTGTTTCCTCTCCCCACAGTTCGACTATTATGTCGTAGGCTTCCTTGTCATCGCCCCAAGCGTACATGCACTCGCAGTTATTGTATTCAAAGAAATACACCTCTTGTGGGTCACAATTAGCTTTTATTTCCTCGTCCCTTTTTGCGAAGTAATCAAAAAAGGTCTTATATCTATCGGCATCGGGGTGCGTCTTGTATCTGGCGTTGTAATAGAATGAAACAGTCTTAGCATTAAGCATTACTACGCTGCCCTCGGTGCAAGACCAGTCAATAAAGTATTCAAGCGTGCCTTTAGTCGTTTGAATGTGCCTTATCGCTTGTGGGTTCTTGGCCTTGGTCCTTGCATAGCTTTTTGCGAAACGTTCTTTAAGGCCGCAATTCTTAGCGCGTATGTAAGCATCTTGGTAGTTCATGATGTATTCGTTATCCTCTTTCAATTTTGCTTCTTCTTCGTTCATAGCTGTTTTTTGTTATAAGCGAGTGGGCATTGCACCCACTCGCGAGGTTGATATGTTTAGATTGAGTATTGCTTTTCAAGAAACTTGACCATTGCTCTATTCTGTGGCAGCATGTCAGGTATATTCATGCTGTCGGCCTTATAAAGCTCTGTTGCAGCGTTATACACGTCCCATACAGTTGTTTTATTTGTGTTGTGGTAGTTTATAAGTAGCAACTCTGTAAAGCGCGAAATTTGCGCCTGATTGAGCGGATAAACGACTGGCTCTTTGATAGCTTTGTTCGATGTGTCGCACTTTACTCGGATAGCTGTAAGCATGCCAATTAGCGTAAATACTTGCTCGGCCGTGAGTTCTATGCTTTTCATACGTTCCATTCGCTCTTTGTCGCTTACAATGATATGGCGTGCATCAACGAGCCACGACTTGATAACATCAAGTACGTCTTGCACGGTAATCTTATCACCTCGCCCAGCACCTTTTTCGGCATACGTTGATATGTAATTGCTCGCATTGAGCATACATTGGTTATGGCATATCTTAACCATATTGCCAAATCCAGCCTGAATGCCTTTTTGGTGGAATGCAATAGCGATATTCGTAGTGTTCTCACTGTCATCAAAATCGCTTATTCTTATGTTTGCGAAAACGCGCCTCAAAATGTGTGCTTCTACTGCCTTATCTCCGTACTGAGCTTCTACCTGCGGAAGTAGCACAACACCTGGCTGAGCGCGGTCTTTGTTCTGTGCCGCAAATAAGTCGTACACTTCAACATTGAAGTGTTGCTCGTTGCACATGTTAATTACTTCGTTGAGCAACTGGAAGTGATAGATACCCTTCAACGGGTTGTTGTACACATCATTTTCCTTGTGAGTGCGTTCGAGCTGTTCCAGTGTAATTGTCTGTACTTTTGCTTTTTCGAAGTCAAAAAACTTATTATCCATTGTGTTATATATTTTAGAGTTGTTGTTGTTAAATTAAAAATGCGCTTAACGTTATCGCCCAACGAATTGTGACAGCAAAGTGCGAGGTGTACGTTTCGCTCCCAACTGGGATAAGTCTGACTTATGCACTCGTGCAACTATTCAGAGGTATCTCCTTTTCTAAGCATCTTAACGTTTAGCTTCAACGTTTGGCTTATTTATTGTTCACGCCAAACAAGAACGTTCTATGGCTATCCAAACACAGCTCGCCACAGATGAGCCGAGTTTTTTTGTCAGGTGTTTCTTTCACCCCACGGTATGCCTGACCGCCCGCTGTTGTATACGGTTTTTCTCTACAATGGTGCTTGGATTGCACCTACGGCTTTTTAGTTGTATTGCTCAACCCTCGTAACGATAAGGTACGGTATACGTTTTCTCGGTTTGTAACGTGTTATCTCACGGCTGGTTAACACCACAGCTTTCGGATTTACTCTTATCTGAGGTTTACTTTCTGCTTTTTTGAAGGGAAAGCGCAAAGAAATTCTAAGAATCGCCCGTACCCTATTCAAACGTTTGTCTTGTAGGTGTGAGGGGAATCGAACCCCTCACGCTGCCTTGTCAGCTCACCTTATTCTATTGGTCGTTTTGCATCTTCGAGGTAATCGTAAGCCTCATTTATTTTGTCCGCTGCATCGTCCAGGTATTCCATACGAGCAAGGATTTTGTCACTCCTCTCATTGTCCGTTTCTTGTTCCGTCTCATCTTGGTCAACGTCTTTCAGTGTTTCAATTCTCTGCAGAACATAGTTAAGTTCGTTAAGAATGTCGTTAATAAACTCTCTTCTTTCGTTTGTTATCATAGCTGTCGTTTTTAGAACTCTTTTATTACGATGTGCTTTCGCCACGCGTTTAAGAAGGTCATTTTGAACACTTCTTCGCCAATGTAGGCGTAAGCCCCTGATACAGGGTTGAATAAATATCCGTCTTCGTAGATGATGCTTTTGCCGTTGTTTTTTAATGTGCAATATTTCATTTTAGTCCAAGTTAAGATATTTAGATACTTCGTTTACGAGGCTCTCCAAAGAAGAAAATAGTGAAGAGTCTATCGAGTGATTTACATTGTCATTGAAATATGAAACGAGGAATTTCTTGTCATGCCAGCGAGTTATTACAACATACATGTTGCCATTTCTAACCTCTCCACCGCAGTTGTTGGTTATTGCTTCGTATAACTCTTTTTTGTTCACTGGGGTAATTGTCTGTCTCATTGTTGTTTTGTTTTAGTTGTTTTATTTTCTTCTCCAACCGAAGTTGTATCTTTTTTTGAGCAACATCTGAGTTTTCTTGTGGTTCTCTTTGCGCCATTCGCTCCAACCCGTCATATTCGGTTCTTTAATTTTGTTTGAATCTGTAAACATTGTTGTTTTGTTTTATTGTTTGTTACTTTGTTTCTTAATTGCGTTGCAAAGATATAACAAAATTATATTCTAACAAAATAAAGATATAAGAAAATTATAAGTTTAATATATTTTTATTTTCCATATCTAACGAAATATATCTATATTCGCGTAAAACTCAATGAGTTATGCGAGATTACAGAAATGAACTATTAAACAAGTCAACCTCGGCAGAAAAGTCTGTTTGCCGAATTTTGGACAAGTTGGGCGTGAAATTCATACGCCAGTACAAGATACAGACACCCCGTAAGACATTCTACATAGACATATATGTTCCAGCCCTGAAAGCCTGCATAGAGGTCGATGGTAAATACCACTTTACGGACACGCAAAAGCGGCTTGACAGCAACAGAAGTGCGTGCATAAGAAGAATGGGGCTGTCAGTAATTCGGATATGTAATACAGATGCATACTCGGCCAAATCTGTGAAATCAATGCTGCAAAGGCATATTTTGCGGCAAAATCGAAAGAAAAACAAATAATGCGCAGATGTGTGGCTTTCTTATTATCTACATTTGTTATTGTATAATTCAATTAAATCTATGAACAAGAAAGTATTTAACGCACTTAAGACCTTGTATGCAGACAAGGGGTTGAGTCAGACAGAACTGGAGGAGTTGGCTGGAATTGTTGGCCAAAATCTCAGCGAAGATGCAAGCGAAGACGATATTAACAACGCAGCAAGCGGTGTTTCGGCCTATGTAAACATCATGCAGAAGTTCGGTAATAGATGCGCATCTGCAGTAGAAAACAAATACAAAGGCTATGTTAAGCCAGACGTGAACCCAGAACCACCTAAGAAGCCAACAGAAGAAGGACTTACGAAGGAGCAAGTTGCAGAGATGCTTAGGACTGGCATTGACGAAGCCTTAAAGCCTTACAAGGAGAAAGAAGAACGCCAAAGATTAAACGGCATTCTTGCAGGGCAAGATAAGCTAAAAGGCATACCGTCTAAATTCGTTAGCCGTTACAACCTCGAAAAAGAAGAAGATGCCGCATCACTTGCATCACAGATTGAGCAGGATTATGCAGAAGAGCGCAAGGCGATATTATCATCACTCGGACTTGCCGATATTCCATTAGGCAATGGTGGCGAGCATGACAGCGATGAGGATTTCGCGAAGAAAATGCAAGATGCACAGAAAGCACTTGCTAAATCCTAAAAACCAAAACGAATAAAACATGATTTACAAAGAGACTAAACCGACAAATATTCAAGAGGGCGTATGGGACGAGAAGTCTTGTGTGCGCAGACAGAGCGGTTTCAATTTTGACCAGACTGGACTCCCTGCAACATTGAAGTGGTTGCCAAAGGGCGCACCGCTGGCACTTACAGCGTCAGGCAAGGTAAGTGTATGCAAGACAGCAAAGGTCTACGAGGCAGCAGCTAAATCAGCAACAGAGGTAAAGGTGTATAAGGGCCATCTCCTCGCTGTTGGCGACAGCCTTGCAGGTTCTGCAATCTCTGCTATTGACACAAGCAATGCAGACTTTGACAAGGTTACAGTTGCAGCGTTGGCAGAGAAAGCAGACAAGGACGCAGTTCTTGACAACGGGAATGCCGCAAAGGTTATCGGCCTTAATTATGCGAGCGTAGAACTTGATGGTATGCAGAGTTGTACCCCGACCTTGCAGGCTTACGAGATTGAGGAAGATACACTTCCTTATCCAATTAACGATGCTATCAAGGCCGCATTAACCTCGCGTCACGCATTCAAAATTAAGTAACATAAAAGAACTTATAAAAAAGAACATATATGGATTCACTGATAAAAGAGCTTGAGAAGCCGAAGCGATTTGACTGCTTCATTCAAGAGCAGATGAAGAACTCTACCTATATCGCAGAATGGAAGAGTGAAATTCGCTCTGTGGAATATTGCGCAGCAAAGATATATCAGGCATATCTCGCTGAATATGCTGCCGCAATGGTCGGTTCAATCATTGCAAAGGACGCAGAGAAGCCCACACACCAGATGCCAACTGCAAATATGTTGATGGGTTCTCTGAGCCGCATCGCAGACGAGTGGCAGATGGATAACGACCGACTGGAGCAGTTTTATTACCTTGAAGGCCGTTACAAGGACAAGGAAGCAACATTCTCACAAGAGCAAAAGCAGGTGGAATACGCCAAGCTCGTCAAGTTCCTGTTTGACCCATTCGAAAAGGCTGTAATTGCTCCACACAAGCGTATTGATATGCTCTACTTCGAGGGCTTGTTCAACGGCACGCAGACCGTAGACGGAACTAATAACAAGAAGTCGCCAGTGTCGTACACATACGACCTTGGTGTCAAGCGTTTCAAGGCCAAGGTCGCAGCATGGGGAACGGAAACTGCAACACCTTTGAGCGACATTCAGGAGATTGTAGACTATCTCGGTTCTAAGGGCAAGGTGGTGCGCAAGATGCGTATGTCAACACGTACTTTCCGCAAGATGTGCAAGGCCAAGGAACTCAAAGATGTGTTCACACTGAAACTTGGCAAGGTAGAAGTCAATAACGCACGAGTATCTTACAACGAGGTAAATCAGTACTTGCAGACAATTCTTTTGCCTGAAATTACTATAGAAAAGGATAGATACTGTCTGTTGCAAGACGACACGTCAATCAACATGACACGTGATGACAGAGTTGTGTTCCAGTGCGCGGACAATGTAGCTGTGCTTAAGGTTTCTGACCCCCTCGAAGCGATTGACCCTACCCCGAACAAGGTCTATTCAGTATATGATGACAACCATGTTGGTATGTGGCGAAGCGACAAGGGCCGTTTTATCGACTACGAAATGTGGGCTAATCCCGTATTCATTGGCAAGGAAGATTTGTATATCCTCGAAACGGATAAGACAAACTAATAGATAATTCATTGTTGTTTTTAGGTTGTTATGAATAACAGAGAAGCAGTTGCGGCCACTATTGAGCCATATAGTGTGTCAGACGATAGCATTGATAAGGCTCTTATTGATGCAGGTGAACGCTTTGGCGAAAATCCTCCCGAAACAGAATACACGCTGCAAGGCAAGAAGTGTGTTGCACTTGCTTCGATGTTATGTTTGTCAAGATTGCGTGTTCTCGCAGCGGAAAACATAGGCGGCATATCGCAGACTTATGCGGTGAACAAATTGGAAAAATCTATACAAGCAATAGCAAGTGATGCTGGAATATCCGCAGACCTTGTGCTTGCTGATGATAGTGAAAATGTTGTTAGCTGTATATCAATATGAGATTAGAGGATAAAATAATACTCGAACGTGTTGTTGCTGGGCAAGATGAACAATTAAACCCGACTGAAACAATACAGAAGATAGACCTCGGTAAATGTATCATAACACCGAACTCGTCAGCAGCCAAAATTAAGGGCAATGACGGTTCTGATTATGTTTACAGTTATCTCGTAATCATGCGAAAGCCTAAAGATATAACGCTGATACCGCAAGCGAACGAAAAGGTAAGGATAACAAAAAAAGATGGCTCTATTGACATGATGTGTAGGGTGTCAGGCTTTGTTACCTTGCGTAGATGGTTAAAGATATGGCTGTAGAAGCATTTGGGTTTGACGAAGTCTTGCGTAAATTAGGTTCAAGCGATTTGTCAAGCGAACAGTCTGCCCCCGATACGCGTATATTGCGTGAGTTGCAAGTAATAGCGGAAGAAGCATGCAATGATGTGAGAGATACGTATAAGTCACGCGCAAGCGGAGGGTATGATGACCACACTCGCGGTCTACGAGGAAGTATAGGTTTCAGAATCAGTTTCCAAGGCAAAGAAGTCGTGAGAGGTGGCTTCGATGGCAGAGGAAGTGAAGATGGAGAAGAAGCCGCAAATAGCGCAATCTCAAAGATGTCAATTAGTAACTCAACATGGGAAATAGTAATTGTCGCAGGAAAGGAATACGCGCGCTATGTAGAGGCGAAAGGCTACAACGTCATATCATTTATCCAAAGTTCTATTGACGAAAAGATGAGCAAACTAAAACAAGACATCAAAAAAGGTAATATATGAATGGAATGCAGGCCGTTACAAACCTATCGGAGTATATCGCAAAGAATATTGTCGATATTAAAGTGTTCAAATTTGAAAAGCCTACGAACTTCGAGGGGAATTACATTTGCCTGAACTATCTGAATATATCATACGGCAGAGCAGTCAACACATCTTGCATCGTGAACATCAATCTACATGCAAGCGACATGACTGACAGCCAGCCCGACACGGAGAAACTGCAAAGAATGAGTGAGCGCATATTCAGCCTTATACCTTGTCGTAATATAGACACAGAGGACGATGAACGCGAGCTTATAATCGGTGGGGCTTGGTATAATATCGAAAGTGACAGCAACTGTATCAAAGACAATGACGGCACACATTTCATAAATATAAGAGTTCAAGTAACATTTACGAATTAAAATAGAAAACAATATGGCTAACAAATCAGGTGCATGGGGTATCGAGAGCGTGAAATTTGCTCCTCTTGTAGACAGCCCTACGGCTGATACTGCTGGGGCAAAGTCCCCCTTCCCAACAAGTTGGGAAGAATTTAAGCTGAAAGCGATTGTTAAGGACTCGCTTAGCTTCAACGACCAAGCACCCTCTACAAATAACATCGAAGTAGAGGACAGTGACAATTATTATGCAGTACTTCAGAGCGATGCTGGCTCAGAGGGATTCACTGTTCAGGTGTACGACATGAGCAAGGAAGCATATATGTTCTTCTTTGGCTTCAAGGAGGGCGCAGCAAGCGGAGCTGACAAAGACTATCTTGTAGAAAACCCTAAATTTAAGCTCCAAAATCATGCCGTGCAAATTACCACAAAGGGTACAGATGAGTTCCCCTCGCACATCTTCGAGTGGGCGAACATGAAGCTCGTTGTTACAAAGAGCGGCAGTATTGGTAAGAGTGGTTTCCCCAACATCAACATTGAATGCACGAAACAGGCTGTATTCGATGTTAAGACTGGCGAGGAGATGCCTTCGGCACGCCATAAGGCAAACGCAGGTTCAACAAGCAGCAATACAGGCCACGACCATTCAACAGTAAGTAAGAACAGCTAAATTCCCACCATCATATTTTTAGCGGTAGCGACATTGGGCCGCTACCGCTTTTTAATTAACACCTATGGAACAAGAAAATAAGACATCATCAGTATTAGCGGAGAAGGCAATTTGGGTACGATTTGGACTCATTCCTTTCCGCATTCGTCCTCTCACCTTGACTCAGATATGGGAGATTGGCGAAAAGGTGCAAGAGTGCAAGCAATTAGAAGTTGAAGGCCGATTTAACGCGATAGAGAAGATGCTTTCAGCGCATCAAGACATAAGAACGCTGCAAAAGATAGTCGTGAAGGCTGTTTTCCGTTCGTCTGTTGCAAGATTTTTGCTTGGCTGGTATATCCGTAAGCATACAACAATGAAACGCTACAAACAAGTGATTTCTTTCTGCTCGCAAAGTTTTAATGCACCCTTTTTTTTTCAATCTATGATTTTCCTGCGCGGCGCAAAGCAAGTGACGATGAATACTCACGAAGCACCTCTCCATGGGGCTTCGTAGGAGGAATAATGAAGTACTTCCGAATGAGTTACGAAGAAGTCGTGTTCAGACGGAGCTACATTAACCTTATACTACTTAACGCTGCAATCCCTGGAATTAAGCCACTTGACGAAGAGGAAAACGAAACAGAGAACCAGCACAACAGCCAACAGAAACCAAGTAAGAATTATATAACCAACGACAACGGGAATAGCTTTTTCTCGTCCTTAATGTAGAAAAGTATATGGCAGAAGATATAGATGGCGCATTGGGCATACGTGCCACGATTGACGCAGATGATGTAAAGAGAGGCGCAGATGAATTCATTGATGCCTTGATGAGAATGCAAATGCAAGCAAACAATGCGGCAAAAGCTATCTCGTCAGACGTTTCGCTTATGACGTCCAAATTGTCGAAGTCAGATGAAGGTATGGCCAAACAGGCCAACAACGCAGCTAAGACGTCAGCGGAAATCAAGAACCTTGGTAACAGCTATTCACAAGCCAGTTCTAAGGGCGAAAATCTTGTGAGTACATTGTACAAGATGCAAGATGCTGGCGCAACAGCAGATGCAATGTTTGCATCTCTTGCGAAATCTGCAGCGAGTTTCGGTGTTGCTTTTTCGGCACAAGAATTTGCTTCTCACGTGACCAATATCAGAGGGCAATTCCAGCAGATAGAAATGGCGTTTAACACAATGCTCGGAAGCGAACAGAAGGCCTCTGCACTCATGCAACAGATGGTGAATACAGCGGCTTCTACACCGTTCGACTTGCAGGGGGTTGCAAATGGAGCAAAGCAGTTGTTAGCCTATGGACTGGAGGCAAATAAGGTGAACGGAACACTTGTTAGACTTGGTGACATTGCAGCAGGACTGTCAATTCCTCTTAATGACATTATCTACTTGTATGGCACAACAATGAGTCAAGGGAGACTCTATGCTCAAGACCTTATGCAATTCACTGGCCGTGGTATACCTATGATTGCAGAACTCGCTAAGCAATTCGGTGTTTCAGAAAGCAAGGTAAAAGACCTCGTATCAGAAGGCAAGGTCGGTTTCCCCGAAGTCCAAAAAGCTATCGAGGACTTAACTAATGAGGGCGGCAAGTTTGGTGGCCTTATGGAAGCACAGAGTAAGACGTTGACAGGACAACTCGCTAATCTTGAAGATAACATAGATATGATGTTTAACGAGATTGGAGAGAAGTCTGAAGGTGCTATTGGTGGGGCCATAGAACTCGCGGCTGACATGGTAGACCACTATAAAGAGATAGGTTCTGTTATAATTAGTATTGCAGCAGCATGGGGAATGAATAAGGCTGCAACGGCAGCAGTTGCAGCCGTTAATAATGCCGCAGCAAGTCAAGAAATTGCAAACCTTGAACAAGAAATTGCGCTCATACAGCAAAAGAATGGAATATCTGCTCTTGACAATGACCTCGGTCAGCAAGTGGAAGGTGGAAGTATAGACCTTAACAAGGCGAACCAAATACAAGAATTACGCAATCAGCTAAAAGCATTACACGAGGAAGAAGTACAAGCAGCGCAGGACGCTTTCGATACAGCTAATAAGGCATGGGAGGAAGCACAATCTTCTTTTGCTTCTGCTTCAGCTGGTGTAGAAGATGCGAAAAATGTTGTTGATGCCACAAACGAGCAGATAGACGCAATAAACGAAAAAATTGCAGTTGCATTCAACGAGGGTGACGCAGAGGCTTTTGCGGCAGGAGAAGCAGAATTGGCGGCAGCAACGAAACAACGAGAAGCAGCGGCAGATAACCTTTCCACTGCATCTAAGGCGAAAGAAACAGCAGCAACTAATGTGCAAGCAGCGGCAACAGCAAAAAATACGGCTGCAACGAATTTAAGTTCAGTGTCCAAAAGGGCTCAGGTAGTTCAGCAGAATATAGACACAGCATCAAAGTCCGCGAACTCTTTAGCGACGAAAGCACTCACTTGGGCTACTGGACAGTTGACAACTGCATTCAATGGCCTTAAGGCGGCCTTCGCATCTAACCCGATAGGAATGGCTCTTACAGCTATTTCTATCGGTATAGGCATATTCTCTGCTTTCTCTGATAGTACAGAAGAAGCGACAGAAGACGTAAAGAGATTTGGTGAAGAAGCAGTAAAAACACAATCGAATGCGACAACACTGCTTGCAGTTGTTAACTCTGTTGACAAAAATTCAAAAGTATACAAAGATAGCATAGAAGAACTTTGCGGCATATACGATGAGTATGGTATCAAGATAGACGAAGAAAAAGACAAATTATCGCAAGTAAACCAATTCAGGGCTGAGCTGATTAAACGCATTCAGCAGGAGGGGCAAGCAAGAATAAATGCTAATGCACTTGAGAGCTACAACAAGAGTATTGAGAAAGAATCGAAAGACCTAAAGGATAAATTACAAGAATCTTTTTCAAGCGGTTGGGACGCGATAGATGATGATGCAATGCGCAGGGATTTCGCCCCAGGGGAAGAAATGTATGAAGCTAATATTAAAGTCGGAGAACAATGGAAAAAATTCTCAGAGATGTCAGAGCAGGCTTCTGTTGTTGCTACATCAATCATCACATCGTACGCATCTAAATGGAAAGAAGCCAACGGAAATGTAAGCGAGCAGAATAAGCTATTATCTCAGATGTACTCATCATTCAAGGGACAGATGGGTAACATGGGAGTTGATATTACATACCTTAAGACTGGATTTAGTGATTATGCTAAATCGGGATTAAACAATATTGCGATGTTGATGACAGCGCAGGCGCAGTATGCAAAGAAGGTTCAAGAAGATAGTGACAGAGCAGCAGCAAAGCAGAATGCAAATAATGACATCACGAAGATGTCAGTTGAAGATTTAATTAAGAAATACAACGAAGCATCTACAAGCGTTTCAGACCTTGGAGATAAAGAAGCAAAACCGAAAGTAGATTCTTCGGACGCAGAAAAAGCAACAGAAGAACACGACAAGGCGTCAAATGCTTCTGACAACTTAGACAAGAAGAAAGCGAAGCCTAAAGTAGATGCAAGTGATGCAGACATCGCAAAGACAAAAGTTAATACACTCTCCAGTTTGCTTGCAAAACTGTCTGGCACACAATGGTATGTTAAGATTAAATCGATATTCGACAGGAATGCTCCGTCAAAAGGGAATAAACCTCAAAAGACAAATGGATTATTCTCTAATTTCCCGAGCAACAATAATCTTCCATGGAATAAACCGAAACAACCATATAATGGGCCTTTTATAACACCACAAGCAAAGCAAAATGCGCAACAGCCTCAGAAGAAAACAAGCAAAAAGCAAACAACGAAAGCAAGCCAGAATTCTCAAAAAGAATACCTAAACCAAATAAAGAAAAGATACACTGACCAAATAGAAAATGCTCATTCTAATGATGCGATTGATGCGATAGTCAAGGACCTAAAAACCCAAGTTAGTTCTGCTGACGATAGGACGGAATTGCGAAAGGTGTTGGTCGGGCTCAAAGCAAAGGCACAGGATAAGCAAAAGAAGTTGAATAAATCTGCTGGTAATGAGACTGGAGGCGGTAAAAAGAGTGGGAAGAAAGGAACAACAAGGGCAAAATCTGCCGCAGAAATAAAATCTGACAGAATTTCAATTCAGAAAGATGCTAAAGAAAAAGAAGGTAATGAGATTGCTAAGATGCAGCAAGAAATTACTGATGATAGCATAAAATATATGGACGAATCTCTCAACAAGGAGATTAAAGAAATAGAAAATAACAAGAACAAAGAAGAAAAGGCGTTAGAAGATTGGCTAAATGCGATTATAAAGAATAGAAAATCTGTATCAGAAAAATTGTGGAAAGCAGGAAATCACAAGAAAGGTGAAACTTGGCAGAACACAAAGGACGGAAAAAAGACAGATGCCCAGTGGAGAGAAGAAGTGTTATCTGACACCAATATTTCCGCTGTCTATAATAAGCGCAAGAGCCAAATAGTTGATAATGCTTCAAAGGATAAAGCGACTGCAATAAAAGAGCATTTTGCTGAGTATGACAGTCTTTCCGATAAAGAAAAACAAATGAAGAAATTGAGGGCCGATATACAATTTCTTGAGAAAGAATTGCGGAAGGCCACTGACGAAGCAAGCAAAAATGAAATTGAAAAGCTAAGAAAGAACGCCCAAGCCCAACTTGATTGGGTGTCACAATCAAAGGACGCATGGAATGACTATTACGAGAAGTACGGGACATTCTTGGAGAAACGCAAGGCGTTGGGCGAGAAGTTTATGTATGAGACAACTGGTCTTGACCAAGACTCAGCGCAATACAAATTAAAAGTTGAGGAATTTAAGGCTGCGAATAAAGCCCTTGAATTTGAAGAAGTCAAGAAGCAGCTGAATTGGGAGGACGTCTTTGGTGACCTTAGCAGTCTTAGCAAATCTGCCTTGGCAGAGCTACAAAGTCAGCTTGAAACACTAATCAAGAACGATAAAAATCTCTCAATAGAAAGCATTAAGGCCATCAACGAAGCAATAAATAAAGTCCGCGATGAACAGACAAAGAAAGGCTCACTTATAGGCGGATTATTTACTTCGGTACGCAATCTAAAAGAAAAATCACAAGCGGCAAAGACTGCACAAGCACAAGTCCAACGTGTTGGCGGTGGAAGTCTTTGGACGAGATACCAAAATGCTTCGTCAGCAGAAGAAAAGGCAGAAATACGCGCGGAGAAAGTATACGACCCTGTAACTGGCGAGCTGAAAACATTTGGTGATATGCTTGATAAAGCTGCAAAATCAACAAAAGACTTATCAGATGCGCAGAAGACAGCGCAATCCTCAATTAAGTCAGTCGGCAGCGGCTTTACTGCAATGTCGAATATGGGCAAGGACGTATCTAATATGCTCGAGAAGTTCGGTGTAACAATGCCCGAAGGTTTAGGAACCATGTTCGATGGGATTGGAGAGATAGGTTCAGCGTTTGATGGATTCGACTTGACGAAGATTGGGTCTTTTCTTGACATCGGGAATTACGTACACGCCATCACTGGCGTATTCAGCGGAATCGCGGACGTATTTACGGGAATGTTTAAGATGATATTCGGTAAAAGCGACTCACTTAAAGCCTATGAGAATGAAAGGAAACATTACGAAAAACTGTCGGGTATATGGAGTGACCTTATAGAAAAAAAGAAACAATACGTTGAAATGAGTTTCGGAGATGGTGCAAAGGAAGCTATCAAAGAAGTGGAAGCATTATACAAGGCCGAAGAAAAGTCGCTTCAAACACTTGCGACAAAGTATCTGCAAGTACGTAATACAGGTGCTCACAGCTACGGCTACCGCATAGACCGCGACCTTGGAACAAAGGGCTTGCAAGCAATGAGCCAAGCGGCAGGCGTGCAGATTAACAGCGTGTCTGACCTAACGAACCTCAGCTACGACCAACTTGTAGCAGCCAAAGGCGCAGACAATGGCGAATACTGGGCGAAGCTCCCAGTAGAGATGCAAGACTACTTGGACAAGTTAATTGAATGCAAGAAGGCTACGCAAGATTTCCAAGAGGACATGAAAGAGAAGTTTACAGGCATCAAGTTCGATGATATGTACTCAAACTTCAAGTCAGTTCTTGAAGATATGAACAGCGGTGCAGACGATTTCGCTAATTCTGTAAAGGACAAGATGCGCAAAGCCCTCATAGACAACACTATGGGTAAAGCAGTCGAAGCGTGGACAAAGGATTATACAGAACGCTATCAGAAGCAAGTAGAGGCCGATGGAGGAACGCTGACCGAAGAGCATGCACGCCAGCTCAAGCAAGAGTTGGAAGAGGCTGCAAACAACTTTACAAATCAGCGAAACGACACGCTGAACAATGTCGGGCTTGGTGGTGAAGCAAGTGACGGGTCACAGACGAAAGGCTTTGCGGCCGCGTCAGAGAGCAGCATTGAGGAACTTAGCGGCCGCGCATTGGCACAGACAGAAGCATTGTATCAGATACGTGATAATCAACTCATTGACACGCTGAAATACGACAAGATAAATGACAGTCTTTGCCAGATGATAAACATCGAAAGAGGCAGAAATGAGTATTACGACACCTCAATAGAGATACAAAGAACTTCTGTAAGTCATCTCGCTGCAATAGAAAAGAATACAAATGAGCTGTACAGCATGAATGAGCGACTTGCGAAAATAGAAAAGAACACGCGTAACATATAAGAATATGACTGGACAAATTATAATCAACGGAAGGGATATTTGGTTGAACTATAAGGCCCAACCGCTGAAAGGTACTTACGACACACTGCAAGGAAGTTGGGAAACAAAAGAAGTAGTCAGCAACGAGAGTCGCCTCGAAAATGGAGTAAGGCTCGTGATAAACTCGGATAGTATAAAGGCACAGAAACGCGAGTTTTCACTCACATTCTTACTTGAAGGCAGCACGTACAGCGAGATACAAGCTAATACAGACCTTATGCTTGGTGTATTGCGCAGCGGTATGATTAACTTTGAGGCATTACGCATCGGGCAGACATTCAAGCTACTTTTTCGCAAGGTTGAAGAAATCAAGGATTACAGACGGGAGAATTTCAGAACCCTCAAAATCAAGTTCCTTGAACCGAACCCGACAGACCGATAAAACTGCACTCTGAATGACATTACCAATATACAGCCCCAAAGGCAAGTTATTGTACGAGATGCCCAACATCTTTGTTGGTTGCAAAGAACGCAAAGAGCTAATGAAGGAAGATTACGTGGAACTGCATTTCAACCTCGCAGAACCCGTATTCTTTCCCATTGGCTCGTATTGCACGTGGCATGACAAGGTGTATCAAGTCACAGAGATACAATCACCGACATACGACAGCAACACGGGCGGTTATCAGTATGAGCTGAAACTCGAAGCATACTACTTCGCGTGGAAGAACAGAATGTACAAGTATAAATCGGAGTACAACAACACGCTGGAGGCGTCATTCAACCTCACGGCCAACCTCGAAGAACAAGTCAGAACCCTTGTGCGCTGCCTTAACGATGTGGAGGGCATGTGCTATAATGGTACGGAGAAATACGGGTTTTACGTGCCTAAAGATGACGATGATTTGAAAAAGGTCAAAACGCAATCTTACTCGTCAGTCAATTACATTGATGCGCTGGCACAGATAGCAGAAGCTTGGGACACTGAATGGTGGGTAATAGACAACGTGATTCACTTCGGCAAGTGCCAGGATGCAGAGGGGACGAATGTGGACTTTATCCTTGGCAAGAACGTTGAAAGCATGGACGGGTCTAAGAGCGAAACAGACTACGCAACGCGTGTGTATGCTTTTGGCTCGTCAAACAATCTGCCTGCAAACTGGGATAAAGGTGATGTAGAGCTTACCGTCACGGGGCTGAAAGGAACAACAGACAGTTGGTATTTCAGCTCCGAATATCCGTTCTACTCCGAGTATTTTGACAAAGTAACGGAGGTAAAGGTAGATAATAACTCATTTAAGAATTTTGGAAAGGCTGCGATAGACAGAACAACATTCAATAATGATAACTTCACGAACAGACCTGCAGTATTCTACTTCGAGGTAAAACTTGCAAACAGCGTAAAACTGATACAAGGCGAGTATAAGGAGCAGCTCCTCTACAAAAAGTCTGACACATTAAGTATGTTGCCACTAAATTTGAAATGGACAGCAGGCAGCATAAAAAAAGATAAAGAATACTTAAGAGCAGGAGGCATCTACGCAGTAGTCACAGATGCAGCAAAGGCTAAAGGGAGCAATCTCACAATAGGCACAAAAACAATTCAGAACGTACTTGCATCATACAAGTATGCACTGAATTTGGACGGAATGGGTACTGGAGCGAACAAGGTTCAAGCAATACACCATTTCAATTTTCCAAAGCTGAAATTAGAAGCAGATACAGAAGTCTGCGTGCAATATGTGCTTGAGATAGCTACGGGATATGGCCGAATATCGGGCGAGTTATCAATAGGAGATGCTAACGCGGAAATAGGATTCACGGACAACCGAGCGCACACCTACACTCAGGCGGAATGCAAAATAACATTCACTAAAACGAAAAAGGAAGCAAAGGCTATATGGTATAACACCACACAATACATCGAACCAACGCTTGATGTACATACGAGTATGTTCAAGATTGCAAAGAGCGCAATCACGCTTAAAGGTGGCGAAAAATTCAAGCTTGACAACCTTGTTGTTGCGAAGCTTCCGACACACTTCTTCCCAGCGAACAAGCAAGACGCAGAGGTAATCAAGGCCCTCGCTGAAACGCGATTAACGCTGCCGTCGCCTGGATATATAGACACACAAGAGGCCAAGGACGGAGAAATTGTTGAGAAAGTGCTTGTATTCGATGACATATACCCTCGCACAAAATCAAAAATAACAGAGGTGCGCGACAAACTGCAAAATGTGGTTGACGAGAACAAGCAGCCCACAGGCGAGAAATACACCGAATATTACATCAAGACAAACGAGTTCGTCTTTGATAGAGCATGGCAACTGCCAAATGGTGAGAATATGCAAGTTATCTTCCAGTCTGGCCCACTCTCAGGACTGACCTTTGATGTGCAGTTCAACAGTTCCGAAACGCCCACAGAACCAACCATTGACCATCAATTTTTTCGCATTCTAAGAAAGCAGTTCGATGGCGGTCTTTATCTCCCTAACAAGTCAATGCACCCCGAAAAAGGCAACGAATTTATCCTAACTGGCTGGGACAGCTCGCGAATTGAAAACCTTGGACTTATAGGCGAAGCTCAAGAAGAACTTGCAACGGAAACGCAGAAGCAAATCAAGAAAATGATGATTGACCCGAATACCTACGAATGTACCTTGTTTTCGGATATAGCGTATGGTGTGAGGGAAAAAACAAACATTACCGATGACAGCGGCAACACACTCGTTGACGATTACGGAAACGAGATAGTGCAAGATTACAGCGGAAGCGACCTTGACGCGAAAAACGCATGGGACTTCGACCTTGGCAGACGAGTAACAATGTATAACGCTGCACTATTCCGCAGCGGAAAGCGCGAAAGCCGCGTTATGGGCTACGAAAAGAAGATGGACATACCTTATGATAGCCCTACATACATCATCGGAGAAAAGGCCACCTACTCCAAGTTCAAGGACTTGGAGAAGCAGATAAATAACGAAGTAAGCCTTGATATTGGCGGCAGCACACTCGTAAGCGAAGGCACATCGGGCGGAGCATCAGTCTACATCATCAAGACTAACGACACAACGAAAGAAACAGATGATAACGTGTATTCTGCTCTCCGTATGAAGAACACCTTTCTTCATAGCCGCGATGATGACAACGCGCAAGGGCTTATAACGTTTGAAGCTGGAGCAATGTTCGCAAGCGGTTACAGCGGAAATGACACTGCCGCAGATGGTATAATAGAATATTCTGAATAAGAGATATGGCAAGATTACTTAGCACATGGTTCAACGGATTTGTAGGGAGCGCAAGAAGCACAGGAAACAAGGTGCTTAACGCTTTCGGCAAGGTGGTGTGCGAGATGCAAGAATACTTTGCTTCGGACTTCATGGGCCATGGGTGGAAGATATTTAACAGCGGTTCGGAAGAAAGCCCAGAATATACGCTTGAAATAGACAATGTAAAGGTGCGAAAAGCCTTTATTGCGCATGAGCTGATAATAGACCAAGTGCGTGCGATATGCGGCTCACTCGGCATCAGCCAGGCGTGCGGCAAGGTAAAGGAAGTGAGTCTGCGCACCGATGAACACGGGAACCAATATTACCTCATAAAACTCGAGGGCGAAGCCACTCACGGATATGGCGGCTTTGTAAAGAATGACCTTATACGTTGCCAGCGTGTGGAGGTAGGTTCTGATGGCGTGACCAAGGGCATAAAGGGCTACTGGGTGAAGATTGAGAGCGCAAACATGAAGGAGGGTTGGTTTACCGTTATGGCAAGCGAGTTTGTGGGCGAAATCAAGCAGGAAAAAGAATCGGAATTTGTGGAGAGTAACGATGTGCCGATGAATTTGCCTGCCGCTGGTGACGAGATTGTGCAGTATGGCAACACCACCGAACCGAGCCGACAGAATGCGATATACCTCCATGCCACCGAAAACGGTGTGCCGACCATTGACTTGCTTAATGGCGTAAACTCCAAGTCTTTTTCTGACAAGATAGTTTGCAGTTTGGGCCGCATACCTAATAGTGAAGCATTTGGACTCTATATGCGAAAAGGTACGATAGTGTCTTTTGATGATGAGACTGGAAAAGACAACTATATCTTTGACCATGATGGCTATTTTGACCTTGGGCGAGGAGCTATAACGTACAATCCTGCGACTGGTGTTGTGACGATTGGCAGTGATGTGGTGATTAAGTGGGGTGCGAACAGCAAGAGCAATGTAACCTATCAGATAGGCAGCAGCGGAGTTAATGCGCCTACGGGGACATGGCTAAACAGCGTTCCGTCATCGCAAGTGGGAAAATACCTGTGGACGCGCACGAAATGGCCCGATGGCACGTACTCTTACAGCGTGAGCTATATGGCCAAAGATGGTGCGCCTGGTAAAGATGGCACGGACGGGCAGGATATGCGCCCAAACTTGCTTGACTATACAGAGTTCAAGCAAGAAACGTTTGACAATGTGCCGACCACAGACAAAACTTTTGAACTGAAAGGTACGAGGTCTGACGGTTTGAACGGACATGGCGCGGTGCAGATAGAAATTGCATTCAAAATAAATGGAGATTTGCCGACTCCTGACTCGTATGTTGATTTTTTTCAGCAAAATGTCAAGAGCAAAATCGCGCCATCAACTTGGTACACGCTTTCTTTTTATCTAAAAAGTAAAAGCATTGCGCAACCACTATATACCTATATGTGGACATACGACACAAACGGCCTTACAATGGTTGACACCACTGAAAAGATGATTGTTGACGGAAAGGAACAAAACACGCCAAAAGATGGTGCTGTTAAATTTTCGCCAATACATGAGTGGACATACCACACCGTGACATTCAAGACGGCAGCCAATTTGCCAGATACCTGCCTTTGTTTGTTCCGCGCTATTACGAAACAAATACCTCAAAGCAATTTTATTGTGCCTGCTTTATTTCTATCAGAGCCAAAGCTCGAATTAGGCAAAGCAGCGAGCGCATGGACAAGGAGCGACAACGATATTGCAGGCATTGCGGCAGACAAGATAAATATGCCATCATGGGTGCGCCAGTGGGACGGACAGACAACCGAACTTGGTGCGGATTATGTGGCCGCGAAGAATGCCGCATTTGGTACGAAAGACGCGGAGGGCAAGTTTACAGGTATTGCCATGAGTGGTGAGGGCTTCGACCTTGGCGGCAAGGACACTAATGTAGTGGGGCTGTATGGCATCTCCAAGGACAACTGCCGTGTGATAATTGACCCGAAGAACGAGAAGTATGCGTTTCGTGGGAATATCTTCTGCGAAAGCGGACAAGTAAACGGATTGCTTGTAGGGTCATACCTAAAGGGGCTAACACAAGTTACGAATGAAGATGAATGGAATAAAGCATTTGAACTAAAAGGCAGCTATTACAGACCGAACTTTTTTGTAATTAACCCAATAGTCGTATTGTCATACGAAATAGGCGGCACAAGGAAAATCTCTCTCCCTCCTTATGGTAATACACCTGATGATTATGCTGAAAGTATAGCGTTTCTTGATTATAAGTTCTATATTATAAACAAGATGCCGCAAGTTCTTTCACAGAATATAGTAGACATAAAAACTGGCATACCAAGCGCACTATACAAGAAGGATTCGACTATGTCATCAGGCAAGAGTTCAATATCCTATTACAGACTGATGACTGGTAAGGCTGTCATATTAACTGGCTGTATAGAAGAAAACGGGAGTTTCTATTGGCTCGTAGAAGAAGGCAGTACGAGCAGCGACCTTGGCAGCGGCAGTATAGAGAAGCCTTCATTTACCATTAAGGACAACACGAATATAGGGCAAATGACATGGAATAAAGTGCCACTGGCACCTGGCCCTTCTGATAACGGAGCAATAAAACCTTAACAATATGGCAACAGTAAAACTCAAAGACGTACTAAAATCGCTACCGCAGGACACGAGTCTGACGGGCAGCGAGATGGTCGTGATAAACGACAACGGGGAGAATAAATACATACCCTATTCAACGATAAGAAACGGACTTGTCAACGCCTCAGAGCGCAAAACATTGGCTAATACCGCAGAATGGCTCATTGCGCATGATAATGTAACGACTATTGATGCGCTGAACAAAGAACTTGACGCATTTGGCGCGGAAACTGCACAAGGTTTGCACCGCATGAAGTGTTTTGGCATTCCATTATTTGTGACGTTCGCCAATCTGAATGTGGGTGACAGCGTGTTAATGCAGACGATAACGGGTTCAATCACATTGAACACTGACAACACAACTCTTGCATCAATCAACGGCACAGGAAACTACACCACCGCAGTGCGCTATTTACAAAATGGCAAGTGGGGCAAATGGAGTATGCCACTCAATCCTCCAACTGCACAGACTGGCACGTCAGGCACAAAGACAAATTATATTTACTCGGCTGGTTCAGACCAAGACCCCACCAATACTATACTTAGTTCCAAAATGTGGATATACCAGAATGAAGGCTATGACAAGTTTATCAGATTCAAACATTGGGGCGCGAATAATGACGAAAATGACGAGAATTACAGTCAAGTATGGCTTCCCCCTGCCTGGACTGGCGGTAATGGGTTATTACGGTGGGACGTATACAGACGTCTTGATGCCTTTGAGCTTCGCGAGCAGAACTCCACTGCGACAGAAGTAAGGGTTGTGACACCCATATTTACCACGGGCGGCACGCGCACATTAAGCATTTCGGCTGCGACAACTGCAAAGGCTGGTGTGATGACGGCAGCGGACAAAGAACTATTGAACAAGATAAAAGCAAAACTCGGATTATAATGAACAGACTACAAGAAATTAGGATTGAGTGCGTAAAGATAGCAGCATCTCGCGGCGACATAAAGCCAGATGAGATAGTTGAAGTTGCGAGAGAGATAGAAGCATATGTAAGAAGAAAGGAGGGCGAATTTTGACAGACCTAATACAAACTATCAGTTCTATCGTTACAGGCGTAGCTATACCAGTGCTTGGCATATTTCTTTTTTATGATGCGAAGAAAAGAGAAGCTTCTGCAAAAGCAGGTAAAGCCGAGGCAGACAACATCACACAATATGCCGCACAATGGCAGAAGTTGTATGATGAGAAGGTGAAGCACGAAGAGGAACTGAATGGAAAGATTGATGCGCTATATGTGCAGTTGAATGAGCAACGCGATGAACTTGCACGACTAAAAAAGGAAATGGCAGAACTGGTTGTGAAGCAGCAGTATGCGGAGAGCCAAAAGTGTACGGTGTTTGGTTGCCCAAACCGCCAGCCTCCACAACTTTTGTGTGCAAGTAGTAATCACCCTGAACAATAGGTCTATGAGATTAACGAGATATATCAAGGAACTGATACGTGTGAACAGTGGGCACAGCAGCAAGGCGTTTTTCCTTGTGGCTGTTACCCTGATAGGGTGTGTATTGTTGCTTTGTGTGGCATTTGTGCTAATATGGGAAGTCATGAACAGTAACACAATACACACCGACCTTATGGGGCTTAGTGCTTTCGTAGGCAGCGTGGCAAGTTTGTTTGTTACGGCTGGCATTACTAAAGTGTATGGCGAAAAACGTGAGAACAAAACTGAATAAAAATTGGCGCGTTTCACAACGCACCAACCCCTCAACATAACCATGTCAAAACAAAAATATTAACACCTACAAAGGTAAGAAAAATAAGTTATGACGTATGGAAAATTGGAAAGAATTAGCGGCATTTGTGCTGGAGCGCGAGGGCGGCTATTGTAACAGAAAGGCTGACAAGGGAGGGCCTACTAATAAGGGTGTGACATTGACCACCTACCGCAGTGTGTTTGGGCAGAACAAGACGATAGAGGACTTGAAGCGCATTACTGATGCGGAGTGGGAGTACATTTTTAAGAAATTCTACTGGGACAAGTGCAAGGCTGACTACATACAGGACAAGAGTGTGGCCTTTATTCTTGTGGACTGGGCCTATAACAGCGGAGTCAAGAAGGCCGTGACGCACTTGCAGCGGATTGTTAAAACGACTGCCGATGGCATCATGGGCAAGCAGACCTTGCAGGCGGTTAATACGCGTAGTCCGCTGCCGTTGTTTGGCGCGTTGAAGCAGGACAGGATAGCTTTTTATAAGGCTATTGTTGCTAAGAATCCGAGCCAAAAGGTGAATTTGAATGGCTGGCTAAATCGGGTGAACCACTTTGCCTATGGCAAGTTCGTATAAAACAAAACTGCCACACGGCAAACTCGTGCGGCAGTAGGGTGTTCTAATAAATCTTTGCTTATGGTGGCTTAATGTTTGCAGCCTATCAGAATTGTACAGATTTCAGATGGTCAACAAACTTGTTTAATCCTTGCTGGATAATATACAACTGCTTGTCTGATGCTGATGCAAGTCCTTGCTTGTATTTGCGCATTAAAGAGGGGTTAAGCCCAACAAAACGAGCAAATTCAGAGGCGTTGATAAAGGGAAATGCAAGAAAGAATGCTGTCAAATCGTATGTAAACGATATTTCTGCATTTTTCCAATCTGGATATTTCCCGTGTTTCTCAAAGAAGTAATCAACTTGCTCTTTGAAAACATCGTTAAAATCTTCCCTTGCTTCTGATTCGGTTTCGCCATAGCCAAGCAGCCAGGGCATTTCCCGAACACAGATGGCAAATCCGCCATCTTGTCCGCGTTCAATAACAGCATTAAGTTTCATATTACTTGGCATTTTGGGGTTATTCAAATAGAAAGAACCGCTCCACTTAATATGGAGCGGAGAACCATGGTTCTTTTACTTCTTAGGTTGTTTCAACCCAGCCGCCCTCAAAATAGAATTTAGTGTGCCAGTAGGCACTTCTGCTGATTTATGACGGCCAACGGGTATGAAAAAGTCAAAATCGGAATGAACATATTTGAAATGTCGCGAACCTTTTTTGATTTTCCAACCATTGGATTCTAACAACCTATACAACTCTGAAAATTTTACCATCGCTGATTTATTATTAGAACAATGCAAAGGTAACGATTATGTTCCAAATAACAAAATATATTCTGTAAAAAATGAATAGAATTTGTAGTTTCCTTCTTGTTATTTTTTGTGCAGTTGTCTTGCACAGCAGTTGCGCGCGCAAGGTGGTGCAGAGCATGGAGCGCACGCACGACACGCTGATAGTGTATAAGACCGACAGCGTGATGGTGCGCGATACGATTGTGACAGTTTCCAAATTGGAAAGTGTGGACAGTGTAGCGGAGCGCATGACTACCTATGTGGTGGTGGACACAGCTGGCAAGGTGCTGACGAAGTATGTGTATCGCGACCGCAGCGTGTATCACAACAAGGACGCTCTTAGTGCGAGCAGTCATGTGTCATGCCGCGCACACCGCACAAACAGCACAAGCCACAAGGCTACGGTGCGTGATGCGGTGACAAAGGTGGAGAAGCCTCCTGCAAAGTGGAGGATTCGGGCCGTTGGCGGTCTGTTTATCATAGTAATAGGCGTGTTGCTCTATTACCATATATATAGTAAGTATAAGTGATTTTGTTGGGTTGTTTGTTTGGCAAGCATGGGCGCATGGTGATGTGTTCCGTGCTTGCCTTTGTGCTTATTTTTTTACAAAACAAAATCACTTATGAACAATGGAACAATTACAACAGATTTTTGATTGTGCAGTTGAAGCCGTGATGCAAGCCAGCGGCCTTGACTTTGATGCGCTTGCCAACTGTCGCTCGGAGCGGTGTGTGGTGGCGCGCGTGGTGCTTGTGGACGTACTGATGGAACTTGGTATGAGCGAGGGTGATATTGCATTCCTTAGCGGCATGAGTCAACAGAGGGTTAATTCGCTTAAGAATAGTGCGAGGTACAGACTAAAGGGGCTGGCTGCACGGGTGATGAGGGAGGAGGTAAAAACACTTTTGCAAAAAAAATATTACCTTAAAAGGTAATTCCTATTGAACAATTTGTTATCTTTGCAATGTTATTTATAAAACATTAGAAATGGCATCAGTTAAATTACAATCAGTTGCAGAAGCAGAAAAAGGCAGTTTGTTTTCTATTTGCTTAGAAGGCGATAGTATTAGCGAATTTGAGAAATTCGTCCAGAAGCACAATGAAAGTTACAGCAAGGACTTAAACACAATACTTACAGCTATTAAACGAATGCTGGAGGTTAGTGGCTTTCTTGAACGTTACTTTCGGCCAGAGGGGAAATACAACGATGGTGTATGTGCGCTTCCTATAGACTCAGGAAAATTGAGATTGTATTGCGTGAGAATAAATGACAGCATACTCATAGCAGGAAATGGAGGCGTAAAAAAGGCACAAAAATACCAAGATTGTGATGACTTGAACGGATATGTTGTAACTTTGCAAAAGTTAGACAAAGCACTTAAAGTTGCGATAAAGAGGGGCGAAGTCACAATAGAAGAAAGAAAGTTTAATCCAAAAGACAAAGATTTTGAATTATGAAAGCTCGAAAGTTCTTTATGGAAGCTATGAATCGGATACCGAACGACATTGAGAGACAAGTAAATCTCTCTATGTCTGTGTCTGACAAGATAGCTGACATTTTGAAGGGAAGAGGAATGACGCAAAAAGATTTTGCAAAAGGTATTGGGCGTTCAGAAGCAGAAGTATCAAGATGGCTTGGAGGAACGCACAATTTTACATTGTCTACAATAGCCAAAATATCAGCGTATTTTGGCGAGGACATCATTCATATTTCTTGAAGGACTTTTAATTATCGAAGTGGCCCGTATGGGTCACTTTTTTTTATGAGGTAAGGAAATCCGTTTCCTTGCCAATATGAGTAAAGGCCACCCATTGCAGGTGGTCTTTTTCATTTGTTTGGAAACAAACAACTCACAAACAACAAACAAAACTCACAAGCAACTCACAAGCAACTTGTCACCATCTTTGCGCTATCGGGGGATATTCCCCGACCGACTTAATACATTCATAATTATGGACAATGTAGAGAAAGTAATCTGTTGCGACAGAGGTAATGATGCGCTTGCTTACGCGGCAATGGCTAACAACAAGGGGAATGACCCTATGGCCTTGGCAGCTATGATGAACGGTGGCCTTGGAGGTGCTAACCAGTGGTTGAACAATCCGTTTTTGTATCTTATTTTCCTCGCCATGTTCGGTGGCAATGGCTTCGGGTTTGGCAACAACCGCAATGGTCTGCAAGATGCCGAGATACAAGGTCAAATTCAGTCGCTGCGCTCGCAGATGGCTGACAACCACAACTCCGACCTGCTGATGCAGGCAATCAAGGGCAATAACGATGCCTTGACCACACTTGGCGCGAACCTTAATTGCGACTTCAACCAGTTGCAGCAAGGCGTGTGCGCTGTTCGTTCCGCTATTGACAACGTAAGCGGCAAGGTAGGTTTCTCTGCCGAACGCGTAATCAACGCAGCGGAGAAAGGTGATGCGGCAGTTATCCAGGCAATACAAAATTGCTGCTGCAACACACAAAACAACATCACCAAGATGGGCTATGAGAACCAGCTCGCAATACAAGGACAAACTAACTCCTTGCAGCAGAGCCTCAACTTCGTCAACTCATCGGTGGAGCGCGGATTTAGCTCTGTTGGCTATCAGATGTCGCAGGACAAGTGCGATGTAATCCGTGCAGGACAGGACAACACGCAGCGCATAATTGATGCGCTTAACAATCATTGGTATGCTGACATTGACCGCAAGTATCAAGACGCACGTTTGGAACTCTCTCAGCAGAACCAGACTGCCGCACTGATTGCAGCCCTTGGCAAGACTACAACTGCAACGACATGAGGAGGTGTTTCCAAAACGGAAATAACCACTGATGGCCATTCTATTGACGCCAACGAAAAGGTTGACAACAATAGCTTTTTCGTGAGGTCGCGGAGAGGTCGAAAAGAGAAGTAATAACAAGCACGTGGGGAGGTGATTGCCCCACGTGCTACTAACACGTTGTTGAAATAATGCTATTCAAAGACATCAAAATCGGTTATCCGATATATTTCCTTGACAAGGAGGGCGCAAGGTATTACCAAGGCAAGGCCGTGAGTGTTGCAGTTCCGCGCTACGACAATAACCAAGCCAAGGCTTTCGGTGCGCAGCCGACTGGCCTTGTGGTAGACATAACCATAGAGGCAGATGGCGCGACCAAGACATACACAATCCCCGAAACTGCAACAATAACGTATGCAGGGCATCTTGTATTGTCAACAGACAAGGACGGAATACTAAGGGAGGTGGAAGCACTAAAGGCTGCAAGCGAGGAGGCACTGTCACAGGTTGAGCGGCACAAGCAAACGGTTACAGATTGTAGTCAGTTAATGGAGGAGCTTAATCCTGCCTTTGCGGAGAAGCGTGCGCAAGACAAGCGGATTGAGGGCATTGAGAACGAGGTGAAGAGCCTTGGTGCTGTCCTTCGTGATTTTATTAACGAGTTCAAAAAGTAAGATTATGGGAAGATTATATATGGTATTTTGCAAGGGTGGTGGCAAGTGCAAGCACTTTGACAAGGAAAGTGCAGAGAAGGCTGTCAGCCGCATATACTACACGACTAAGGACGGCGCAGAGCATCACGGGCCGCACTGGAGCATGGAGCAGGTGCTTGAAGCGACGAAAGGGTTGCAGTTCAAGCCTTGTGTGACGGACTACGACAAGTATGTAGCGTTTAATGCAGCTTATGCCGACTTGTGCAAGACGTTGACGCCAGACTTGATTATAGAGACGGGTCATGCGTTTTTCTTCGAGGACGAAGATGCGCCCTGCAATAAGATATGGATATACATGGAGAGTTTTGAATAAACAAAAAAAGCGTGGCAGAACGTCACGCTTTTTTCGTTAGAGTCCGAGTTGCTTGATTAGGTAGTCACCTACCGCTAAGTTTTCTTTCTGAGCAGAGGTCTTGATTTCGTCTACTGCCTCTTGTGGCATTCGGCAGTATAATACTGCATTACCTACTTTTTTGCGGCCTGCGTTGGGGCGTTTTCCACCCCATGTTTTTTTGTCGTCCATATATTTTACTACTTTATCTTCATCATCATCGGGCAGCTGTACAGTTAGCCCCAAACCTTGTTCACCACCCTAAATCTATTTGGTTCACTATTTGGGTCAATAGGCTTACTAAACTGACGCTGCAAAAATGGAGTCCTTTTTATAATCGACTCCATTTCTTCAATGGTGTGCGTCCCATCACAGAACAGGGATGTAAAACAGCCACATCTGTAATCATCTACCGACCATGGTTTAAGATATACTGTCCACATTCTTCCAAGGAAATAGCCTCTTCCAAAAGTAACATTCTCCAAGGACATATAGGACAAGGTGCGTTCTAATTTTTCACATACTTCGTGTTCAAGGTAGAGTGGCGATACGTCCCCATCATGATAAACAATAAGGGGGACACATTCACGACTCCCGTTAGTTCCAAAATAGAATATTTGGTGGTTATCCATATTACATTATTCTTAATTGTCCAGTAGGGCACCAGCGTGTTCCGTACTGGTTGTCTATGTTAGCTAAGTATTTTTCGATGCTTTTATTCTTCAAGCTCGCTGTAGATGCGAGCATAATTATCGTCATACCAATTTTGAAATTCTTGGCTATCGTGGTCGGGTACGTCATCGCCATATTCGTAGATAAGTCCATCAAGGTCGTCAATGTCGAGCAGCATGCTTACAATATCTAATTCGGGCAGTCCACTTTCGTTGATGGACTTTTCTATTTCAACTATATCAGACATAGAGTCGTTGTCTGCACTTTTGACAATGTTGTCTATATTGCAGTGGAACTCGTGACGGATAGCACAGAGCCTGGAGATGAGAGCAGCTTGCTCTTCGCTCATGCCATGTTCAACCGCAATTTCTTCGTTGTTGAGATTGCGTGCGGCAGCAGACTCTCTGCGGTAGTCGTATTGCTTTTGATTGAGATAAGCCATGATGTTGCCCGTCATGCCGATAGCGCAGCGTTTGTTACTTAATCTATTGCTTCGTCAAGAGTCCACTCCGACTTGCAGTAGCTATCTTCCCCTATGTGATAGAATTTCTCATCTTCCACGACATTGTGTCCCTTATATTCGTATGCTTTCGCATACTCATTAAGGTAGCTCTCGAAGAATGCCAAGGCAGTATCGTAATCGTTAAGGTCATCACAGGCGGAGTCGTCATAGATGACCTCATTGTTTTTCATTAGGCGGTAATAACCGCTAATGCTTTTCTCAATGCTGTACCCTAATTGGGTGATAATATTATCGTTCATGTTTGCAGGTTTTGATATTAGCAGAATGTTTCAAATTCCTCTTTTGTTATTTCTTCAAACACATCTCTGCTTTCATCTTCAAAGAATGGGCATGTGCGATTGATGTAGATTTCTTCTCCGTCCTCACCTACAAAAAGGAAGGCATCTTCGTAGGGACGATTTGGGTACGACTGTTGTATGCAGCATGGTGCTTGGTATACTTTGCCCTGCAAAACCTCATCGTCTGTGATGCAGATTTCATCACGATTGATGCCGTGTTCGACATCTACGAATTGCTGCAAGATGTCAGACGGAATTTCATGAAGCTTGCGAACTGCAATTTTATCCTCGCCAAAGTCGGTATTCATATAGATTGTTTCGTCGTCCTCGTCACCTGGTTCGACTTTTTCGTACATGTCCTCTAACCAGGCTTCAGAATAATTTAATTGTTCGTTGGGGTGACAAAGCTGGCCGTAGTCATCTTTGATATATATGTCCCAATCGCAGAGTTGAGAACCGAATGCACCACAATAGATTTCGCTGTGTTTGCAAAGCAATATGCCATCTTCGCGTTTACGAGTGTGTCAAAGATCTTTGATAAAGATAAATTTGTTGTCATAATAATGTGGGTTTAAGTTGTTTGTTACTTCGTTTCTTAATTACAATGCAAAGATACGGTCTTTGTTTGAAAAATGCAAGCGAAAATCAAACTATTTTTGCAAACCATGTTGCAAAACATATTATTTGTCAGAAAAACGCCTGACAAGCATTATCTTTGCGCCCAGTAGTAATTACGAAAGGCGTGGCAGAAATCGCACGCACCTCAAAGATATGCGTGCGATTTTGCGTGCTATTTGTTGTGTTTTCTTGTGATATATTTCACAATCAAAAATCATAAACGCTTGATAATCAGCACTCTATTGTGTTATATCTACACAACTAAAAACAATCCGTGAGTCCTAGCTGGTCCACATTGAAAATGAAGCAGTTACGAACGTCGTAACTGCTTTTTTTGTGTAATTGCGTAAACAAACTGTTTGAGTTAGGTGTGTTTACGCAATGATTCTCTGTGATATTCAGCAACCATACAATCTTGAAATGCCAAATTGGCACTTCATACTGGTGAAATGGGTTTGCATAATTCAAAGCAGTCAAAAATCATCAGATTCTTTCCAGTATTTGCAATACTGGAAAGAATCTGATACATTGATTGCCCATAAGATATATCATTGTGATAGCAAAGAGTCTAACCCTTCTCCTCTAATATAAGCCCTTTTCACTTTGTTTAATGCGATCTCTGTTATAATATTTTTTTTCAGCAAGCCAATGATGTCGCTTTTTGCAGTGGTTGGGCTAATTCCAAATTTTATCTGCAGATCTTTTATCGTTATTAATGCTTTAGGATCATCCGCATATAATTTAATAATTTGTGCTTGACGTTCATTGAAATCACCCATGCGCAAATATATATATGCTGCTTTTTTTTCGTTTTGTTTTCTCTTGATATAATCTTGTAATTGCTTAAAAGATTGTTCCAACACTCTTAGATTGTACGAAACAAAGTAACCAATATCCATGTCATCAGCCTCTGTGTATAAGAACGCTTTTTCATAGGATTTTTTTGATTTGGCAATAACTCTTGAGATGGAGAGGTATTCTGTCAACCAGTATCCTTGTCTTAACATGTACCAATAAAACATAGCTCTAGCAGTACGTCCATTACCATCAGAAAAAGGATGGACATAGGATATCATGAAATGGATGGTTATTCCACGAATGATAGGATGAATAAATTGTTTGTTATTTTTCTCATTAAAAAACTCACAGAGATCATCTACAAACTGAGGAATTTCCGTATAGGAAGGCGGAGTATGGACAATTTCATGCGTGATACCATTCTCTACCACAACGTCATTATTATTCCTAAAACGTCCTGCGTCATCAGGATTCTGCATGGTTTTCTCTGTCATTAGACGATGTATCTGCAATAACAACCCTTCGGACAAAGGTTCATCTTTGTGGTCAACAATAAATTGAATTGTTTGATAGTTATTATGAATCATTTGTTGGGATTTGTCTCTCGGAGTCATTTTCTTCTTAAGCATTTCTTTGGCGACCTTTCTTGTTGTTGCGGCTCCTTCCATTTGACTGGAATATATGGCTTCTTCCATTAACGAGCTAACAAGATATTGTTCCTTATTTTTGGAATCAATAGTTGAGTCTGCTCCCCAACTTCCTCCCCAAAACATGTCAAATTCATGACACATTCTCTGCATCACATTTGTCAAACTCAAATTCACGCCGTATTTCTCCCATACTTTCACCATACTTTTTAGTCTGGAGGCTTTGACAAAGGTCCACAGTCGCGTAGGTGTATATCCGGCAGGGCACTTTTTGTATTTTACAGTATCCCAATAATCGAAGGAATTATTGATTTTTTCCACAATCTCTTCGATTTGTATATTTGGAGGAGATATTATAGCTTCAAATAAATCTTCCTTATTTATTTCTGGAGTTCTTTCAATTACCATACTATTGATTTTTTGCGCAAAGCTATCAAATACTTTCCAGTTTTGCAAACATTGGAAAGAATTTGATGATTTTCCGTTGGCAATTTTAACATTTGGTTTCTTAATATATTGCCAAGTAAATGGAGTTTCTTTGAGGTCGTTTAATTGTCATTCTTGTATTAAAAACAAGAGTTGTACATGATGCTTTGTGCGGAAAAAGTGGCAATATTGCGTAAAAATCCATGCAAAGATATTTGTCGTACGTTTTACTTGACTATCACCAAAATTGAATATTACGCAAAGTACTTTGTTTGATATCCCTGCTTTTACTACTATTTATTCAAAGATCTCCCATCGATATTGTATCTTTGCAGAAATTATTAGTCTTATGGAAGATAAAGATTTCAATCGTATAAAGGTTGTCCTCGTTGAGCACAAGCGAACAGCCCGATGGCTATCAGAAGCATTAGGCAAAGATCCTGCAACTGTAAGCAAGTGGTGTACCAACACTACACAACCATCACTTGAAACCCTATTCAAGATTTCAGAACTATTGCAAGTACCTGTACTGGAACTTATTAAGAAACAGAATATATAGAATATGACCGAACAAGAATTACAACAATATCTGCTTTCCAAATATCCAAAGGAAAACGAGGAGTGTGAATGGAAAGAATTCAAGAACATGAAGAATGACTTCAACGGAAAAGAGAAGGATGATGTCATTTCTTATGTTTCCGCCTTGTCGAATATGGAAGGCGGACATTTGGTTATCGGTGTTGTTGACAATACTTTGGAGATTGTCGGTACTAACACATACAACTACGACAGACAAAAAGCAAAGCTCAGAATGACAGATTTGTGCGCCAACTTACCATCTGAAGGATTGCTGGTTGAAGAATTCATCACGGACGACTCGCACAAGACGGTATGGGTAATTCATATTCCAAAACACATGAAGCGTCGTCCTGTATATGCACATAGTAAGGCATGGCAGAGATTGGACGATTCGTTGGTGGAATTGACAGACTCACGCCTCAATGTAATACTTGATGAGCAAGATTCTGCATACGATTGGACAGCGCAAGCCATCGCTGATGCTACAATAGACGATCTTGACCCAGATGCTATCATGCTTGCTCGCGAGGGCTATAAACAACGCTATCCAAAGTTCGCAAAGGTGTGTGACTCTTGGAGTGATAAAGTTTTTCTTGACAAGGCGTGTCTAACGATTGACGGAAAGATTACAAAGACCACACTGTTGCTTGTCGGCAAAGAGGAAAAAGCACATAAACTCAATCACATTGCGCAGATTGTATGGAAATGCTTTCAAGACGGACAAACCTTTGGTGACATCTACACTATACCTTTCATACGAACCACGAGTGAGTTGCTGAATAGAATAAGAAACTATCGGTTCAAAATATATCCCAAAAACTCGCTTATCCCTGCCGAAGTATGGAAATATGATACGGAGAGCATTCTTGAAGGCCTTCATAATTCAATAGCTCATCAAAAATACGAAAGTGGAGCACGAATCATCGTCACGGAAGACAAGGACAAACTGACATTTCAAAATGACGGCTACTTCTTTGAAGGGAACTATAGCCAATATATAACCGGTGAGAAAACACCAAGGCACTATCGCAACCCAGCACTGGTAAAAGCTATGGTAAATATCAAGATGATTGATACCCAAGGTTATGGCATTCACAAGATGTTTGTGAGCCAAAAGGAACGTTATCTGCCAATGCCTGATTATGACAAATCCACAGCAACAGAAGTGGTATTGACCTTGCCTGGTACAGTTATTGATGAGAATTATAGTCTCTTACTATTAGAAAACAAAAATCTGTCTCTTACAGATGCAGTTCTGTTAGACTCTGTACAGAAAGGCAAGCGCATATCGCCAGAAGCTATTGCCATGCTCCGCAAGCGCAAACTGATAGAAGGTCGTTTACCACATATCTTCATAGCAAAGGATATTGCCCAAGTTACAGACCAGAAGATAGAATATTCCAAGCACAAGGGATTGGACGACAAGAAATGCGAGGCATTATTACTTGACTCGTTGAAGGATCATGGTTCGTTGACGAAGCCAGAAATAGTGCGTTTGCTTTGGGATGTGCTACCTGACCAGTTGGACGACAAACAGAAGAACAATAAATTGGATTATTTGCTTAAACGATTAAGGAAAGCAGGAAAAATATGGACTGAAAGAAATGAAGTTACTTCTGTATGGCACCTCACGGAAAAAAAGTTAAATTCCATGAGGTTACAAGCACTTTTCCGTGAGGTATAAGCCAAGTCTACATATGTAATGTGTATTTGTGCTGACAATCAGTTTATTACAGTCACTGGTAAGCTTGCGGAAAATTTTTATTTCAGAAAAATTCCGTGAGGTTTATGTGTGCACAACTATCATAGACAAAGACATCGTATGGTATGGCGCTGTAAATGCTCTTGGCTATGCAACAGAAGAGGACAATGTGATAAAAGTGGTAGACAACAAACTTGCCAATGAATTGTTGGAAGTTCTGCTCACTTCATAAATTCTGCGTAAACAATGCGTAAACAAACTGTTTGAGTTTGGGGGTATGGAATGTGTTTGTGTCTGCCAATGCAAATATTGTGACGTGTGAACCATCATTATAAAATATTTTATTACCTTTGCATCGTTTTATAAAGCATTTTGCAATGGCTTTATGGCAAACCGAAGCATATTGAAAGCCGTCGGGATAACAATGAATACACATTAGAT